ATGCTATCTGCATAACGACTACCAAGAGCGAAAGACGAGATTCGAACTCGCAACAACCTGCTTGGAAGGCAGGGACTCTACCGTTGAGTTACTTTCGCAATGAGACAATCATAAACTATTTAAGTTAGATTGTCAAGTGTCGATGAAAGGACTTGAACCTTCATGGATTGCTCCACTGGAACCTAAACCCAGCGCGTATACCAATTCCGCCACATCGACTAGATGGAGTAAGCGTAATATACCTCAAGGATATAACAGAGGCTTACCCTCTATCTTGCTACGGCATTCTGGTTTATCTTTCCAGCGCAAGTAGCAACGACTCAGGAGGGACTTGAACCCCCGACCAACTGCTTAGAAGGCAGATGCTCTATCCAACTGAGCTACTGAGTCATTTGTTTACCTGTATATTGTATCACTCCTTAGGGCAGGTGTCAACCCATGGAGCACATAACCTCATTTCACCTCCTAATAATTTTTGAGCTTCAGAGTTATCTGGAGCTTTCTCGATCAACCGTGGCAAAGGTACTCTAGGTGGATCTGAGTCTCTTGTCAAGCGTTCATAGTCACGAATCGCTTTATCCACATCACGCTCAACCCTTCTATCCACTACACCAGGATCCTGAAGCAGTACATCGTTGATTATGGTGCCTGGGAACAGAGTCCTCTGAACCTCGTCTAGAAGGTCCCAGAGACGCTCCTGAGGCGCTCCAGTGCATTGGGAGAGGGTTGCTACGATAGCACTGAGTATGACGCTTATAAGGAGTATCTGCTTCTTATCTGGTTTCTTTTTTCCGAAGTTAAAATTGAACATAAAAAAAGAGGAGTAGCAACCACTCTCCTCTATTTATTATTCAGTTGTCATATTCTATATTTTATTGTATCAAACTTCTACCGTGATCAGTTTGGAAGCATACTCATGAGCATACGAAGTGCGGGCACCATGATGCCCCCAACCAATCCAACTATACGCATAGTCCATGTAACGATTGATAGACTTGCCAGGAGTTTTCATCCTGTCTTCAATTCGTTGCCATTGAACCTCAGTCATTAGATAACGAAGTTGCGTGTGAAGTGATGATGGAGAACCACCATACCTCTTAGCAAAATCACCCAATCCATAATATCTGTCGGCAGATGTCCATTGAATCAGTCCATAACCGCGACCGCAGTTATGCCAACTGGTTCTGCTACCACCTTCGCAAATGTTAGGAATAAAAGTTGATTCCTGACGGATATTGCCCATAATGGTAGCAAGGGCGTTTCTGTCTTTAATACCACGATCCTGGAAAAAATCCAAGGTAGCATTCTCATATTCATTACACCCTTTACAAATTAGCCTTTTCTCTTTTGGCTTTATTGGTGCAACCTCGCGGATTGCTGTCGTCTCTGGTTCAAACTCTTTAATAATTGAGTAAGGTTTTTCTTCCACTGGGGGAGGCGGACCTTGCAGTTTATAACTAGAGAAAGGCAGTGATGCCGTATTGGTTGTAACCATTGCCATAAGGGGAACGGCTACAGTAAAGAAGTTAAGCATTAAAATTAATTGAACTCTACATCCGTATAGAAAGGGGGTACACCCTTTTCTCAAAGGGCACTTTCCACGGCTCTAAATGTCACTCAAAGTCTCATTATAAGAAAACCCACCTTATGGTGGGTTATTAACATTATAAGTTTTTATTTAGATTTTGTCAATTGGTTGGATTACCGAACATCAACTTCTTGCTCATCTGTCCAATCATCATCCTCCAAACAAAGATAATTCAGTTCTTGCATTCCTTCTGGGATATTAATCCACTCATCAAATTCGGAAGCAATTGCAAGAGCATTAAGTTGATCCTCCATTCCACCATGATCTGCAAGGTGACGAATCCGATCAATAGACCAATTCCTCACATAAGGAACTGGTTCAATCTGAGTTTCCATAATAATCTTTTCGGAAGTACCTGTTGAGGATGTTGCTATTGTAGTAGGCGGGTGTTCCGTTGTCAAGTGATTCTGTGAGAACTCCGTTGACGAATAACTGTCTCGTTTCTTCGAAGTTTGTTTTGCCCTTTGTTTTATGTAATGATAAGATAGTTCGACTAAAATTTTCTCTGCCCAATTTGTCAATGTCTTCTTTAAGTTCCGGACAAGACCCATAGTATTCTTTCCAATTAGATTCTGATTTTACTTTTCGTTTTTTACCTTTTGGTGTTCTAAATTGCCAAAGGTATTTTCTACCAATATATCTCTTACCGTTTAGTTTATTTTCAATCAAATAAACAAATCCATAATGGTCTCCGATATCTTCACTTGTGAAAGGATTCCCATTATAGATCCAAGGATTATCATAGTCAATATCTATACTCATCAATAATATCTAAAACCTCATTCAGATATTTATGAGCAAGTCCTTTCATATCCATTTCTGGTCGAATATGATCTTTGTGTAATTTATCTTTTAATTTTAAAACACGAACTTTAAGTTCGTCTTTGTTTATTTGATTTTTTGGCATAAAAAAGAGGAGTGTGACCTCCCCTATCTATCAGATATCATTTAACCATTCTTTACAAAAGTCATAATCTCCAAACATAAACTCATCACATTCTGCCGCTTCTTTGTATGCGTTCAGAATTTCCTGTTCACACCATTCATCATAGTTTGAATCCTGAGAAAGTATTTTTGGTAACATCTTGTTTGATTCCACCAACTACATATGATTCTACTTCCGTTTCCTGGGGAGCAACCTGGAGACCTTTAGAAGAAATCCAGTGCTGTGTCCAAGGAAGTGGGTTGTTGTTTGCTGAAATATCGTATTGGGGTTTTAATCCAATTGCTTTAAGTCTTCTATTTGCAATCCACTCTACATATTGCTGAAGAAGTTTATCATTGAGTCCAATCATACTGCCATCTTTGAACAGATAGTCTGCCCAACGCTTTTCTTCATTAACAGCACGATCAAACATCTTATAAGTCCATTCTTCCTCTTCTTTCATAATCTTTTGCATTTCAGGATCATCACCATCTCTCCACTTATTCAGAATGTTTTGAGTAAGTGCTAGATGTTGATTTTCGTCTCTTGCGATGAGAGAGATAATCTTAGCTGATCCCTCCATAAGCTTAAGTTCACCAAAGGCGAAACTACAAGCAAAACTAACGTAGAAGCGAATACCCTCAAGAATATTAACATTTGCGACTGCTCTATAGAGTTTTCGTTTAACATCATTGATTGTTTCCTTTGCGTATGAGACTCCTTCAAGATTATGCATCCAAGCATTGGATGTACCATAAGTTTGGGCTGATTGAATGAAATCATCATATGATTTTGTAACGGTCTTAGCGCGTTCCAGAATACGCTCATCGCCAATAATAGTATCAAAAACTTCAGATGGGTCTGAATAAATGTTTTTAATAATATAAGTGTATGAACGACTATGAATCATTTCCATAAATCCCCATACTTCCATACATGCTTCCAATTCAGGTAGTGAGCAGTAAGGAATGAATGCCATACCAGGACCACGACCCTGAACAGAGTCAAGCATAATCTGATACTTCAGATTAGAAGTATAGATATGCTTTTGTTCGGGACGAAGTGTTTGATAATCTCCACGATCTTTTTGGAGAGATACCTCTTCGGGTCTCCAGAAGTATCCAAGTTGCTGAGTAGTTAATTTGTCAAAGATGGGATACTTGTATGAGTCATATCTCTGAATCCCAAGAGGTTTACCAAAAAACATTGGTTGCTTCTTGGTATCTACTTTTTCAGTATTAAAAACGGTCATTCCTTTAATTTCGGTGGTTTCTTCGGTTGAAGAAATTTTAAACTGCACAGGATTCACACTCTCCCTCCTCTACTGTACTTAACTCACTTAGCAAATCTTGAAGATTGGGTTTTTCTTCTACTACTTCATCAGTCTTAATATCATAAGTATTTTGATAGTAAGAAGTTTTCCACCCGTACTTGTATGTAGTCAAAAAGTCATTTGCCATTACAGAAACTGGAACTTCATTGTCATCATAGTTCTCTGGATTGTAACTCCAGTTTCCAGAAATTGCCTGATCAAAGAATTTTTGCATCACAGCAACAACATTAATATAACCACGATTGGACTCCATATCCCAAAGAAGCGTATAGTTATTCTTAAGAGCATGATATTGTGGAACAATTTGTTTGAGTGGTCCCTTTTTACTTTTCTTAACGGACAAGAATCCGCGAGGTGGTTCGATTCCATTTGTTGCGTTTGACACAACGGAACTGCTCTCCGATGGCATTTGTGCGGACAGTGTTGAGTGCCTGAGACCGTGTTCCAAGATAGATGCTCTAAGATTTTCCCAATCATGCTGAAGGTTTATGGATGAAATTTCGTCTACATCTTTTTTATAAGTGTCGATTGGAAGAATGCCATCTGCATACTTGGTGCGTCCAAAATATTCACAATAACCCTTTTCTTTAGCAAGTTGGTTTGATGACTTCAAAAGGTAATACTGGAAAGATTCTGACAAACCATGAACAGCATCCCATGCTTCCTGAGAATCATAATCGAATCCAAGTTTTGCCAAATAGTGTGCAAGACCAATAAACCCTATACCAAGAGAACGACGCGCCTTGGTGGCGATTTCTGCCGCCTCTACGGGGTACTTTTGATAGTCAATCAACTCATCCAAACCACGAACAGAAAGATCACAAAGTTCTTCAAGTTCTTCATCAGACTTTACCTTTCCAACATTGATAGCTGAAAGAATACAAAGAGCAATCTCACCCATCTTATCATCAATATGATGAATTGGATCAGTAGGAAGAGTAATCTCTTGGCAGAGATTGGACATATTCACCTTATCTTTAAATGAAGAATGAGAGTTGCAATGATCAATATTCATAATATAGATCCTACCCGTCTCAGCTCTTTCTTTAAGGAGATTGAGAATGAGTTCTTGTGCTTTAACAGTTTTTTTCGGAATGGACGAATCCTTTTCATATGCACAGTAGAGCTCATCAAAACCAGCGAGTCCAAAGCAATCATAAAGTCCAGGTACATCATGTGGGGAGAAAAGCGTGATCTCACCATCTTGAATGAACCTCTCATAGAAGAGTTTGCTGATTTGAATGCTGTAATCAAGTTTGCGAACACGATTATCCTCCGTACCCTTATTGTTTTTAAGAACAAGAATATCTTCTATTTCTTGGTGCCAGATTGGGAAGTGGACTGTCGCGGATCCACCTCGTATGCCATTCTGCGTGCAACATCTGACAGTTGCTTCAAACTTCTTGAGAAATGGTACAACACCCGTGTGTTGAACTTCTCCCCCTCTGATTTTGCTGTTGATGCCACGGATCCTACCAGCGTTGATGCCGATTCCCGCCCTCTGTGCAACATATCTACCAATAGCCATATCAGAGCTAAAGATAGAATCGAGGGTGTCATCAACATCAACAAGAACACAACTAGCAAATTGTCTAAGTGGCGTTCGCACTCCTGCCATGATGGGAGTTGGGATGTTGATTTTGTGCTTGGAGATTGCGTCATAATACCTCTTAACATATGACATTCTAGTTTCTTTTGGGTACTCTGCGAAGATAGTGAGAGCAATCATCATATACATGAATTGCGGAGTTTCATATACTCCACCACCGCTTCTATCTTGCACGAGGTACTTATCAACGACTTGACGTAGACCTGCATAAGTGAACAAATAGTCGCGGTCATGATCAATATATGAATCAACTTTATCAATTTCTTCTTTTGAATACTTGTTAAAAATATCATTATCATATACTTCTCGATTTACACAATTGTAAATATGGTGCTCAAGAGAAGGCAATTCTTTCATCTTTCCATAAAGTTGCTTACGGACTGCAAAAAGAAGCAGACGAGCAGCAACATATTGATAGTTAGGATGCTCCAAATCGATTAAATCCGATGCAGAACGAATCAAGATTTCTTGAATTTCTGCGGTAGTAATTCCATCATAAAACTGAATACCCGAAGTCATCTCAACTTGACTCGCAGAGACCCCCGCAAGACCCCTACATGCCTCCTCAACCATCAAATGCATCTTATCTAGGTCAAGAGATTCAATTCGACCATCACGCTTTTTAACCTTTGTACCGTTGCTCATATTTTCTTCCAGGTAGTAAATTTAAGTTTTGCTTCTAATCCAGAGTAAGTATTTGATTCTATCACATTTTGAACGTTAAGTCCAGATAAAACCATATCATTGATGTCTTTTTCTTTTATTGTTGAAGGCCAGATGACAACTTTTTGTCCATCTTCGATAACACGGGAAATTCTTGATAAGATTTCTGAATTACGTGGTTCGTTATCGTATATCCAAACACAATCACAAATACCCCACTTAGCAACATCACCATCAGCTCCGCAAAGAGCAATCGCGTTGCGAATGAAAGTTGAGTCGAATGGACCTTCGGTGATGTAGACAGTTTCACTTTTTTGGACTTCATCAAGACCATAGATTTTTGGTGCATCGTCACTGAGCATTATAGTAATGTATTTAATCTTGCTGGAACTTAAAGATCTTCCTTGAAATCCAACAAGAGTATTTTGATAGAACAAAGGAATAACAATCCTAGGTTCATCTTTAGAAGTATCATCGAAGACTTCTTTTAGGGAATTAGTCCACGATTTAAACTGATCTGTGTAATAAAATTTATCCGGGTTTAGTTTTCTATTCTCTAGATACTTTTTTGCATCAGAATTTTCGGATGCTTTTGGTAAGTTTATCTTTGATTTAAACTTTGGCGCTTCAAATTTAAATACAGGTTCATCGACAACAAAGTTTTTACCCGTATTTCCCGATTTAAATTTTTCGAAAGTATATTGTTTATAGATTACGGAATCAATTTGCTTTAAAAAATTATTAAAAGAAATATTAATACCACAGTTATGACACTTAAAGTTTGTATTAGTTTTTACTTGGTATAAATATCCTCTTGCTTTGGTTTTATTTTTTTGAGAATCGCCACAAATAGGACAACGAAAGTTGTAAAGATTATGCTTTACTCTTTTAAATTTTTGAAATCTAGAAGAAATCAAATTGATGTATTTAACATCAATAAAATCCATGACAATACACTGTGTGGAGTCTGTTTATTCTACTAGGTTATCGTGTTTTGTCAAGACACAAAACAGTTATAAGACCTGTCCACTTTATAACTGAGTTTGTAATCTTTTGAAGAGAATATATGGTTGTTTTATTTTTAGTTTTCATTGGCACCAGTGCCAACACTTGATTATTTAGTTTTAACTTGTTCGGTTAAAGAATTTATTGAAGAATTTATAAAATCTGTTACAAATGGAACAAACAACAAAGCAAGTGCTACAACACCTGCTGCCATCCATTTGAACTTAGAAAGTTCGTCTACTTTTACTTCAAGTTTACCCATTTTTTCATTGATATCCACATCACTTCTTGCACAATTAAAAATTCTTTCATCATGAACTGCAAGCATTTTACAAATATTCTGATTTGTTTCACTGAGAGTTTGAATGGCAGCGTCTACACGCTCTACCATTTCCTCATGAATTTTCACTCTTTCTTCAAGAACCGCAACTTTAATCTTTGAGTCTTGTCCGAACATTGTCTTTAAGTTGATTGTTTTTTAGGATCCCAACGATTTCTGGAATTTTTTCCTAATCCAATTATCTTTTTTCTTCTAGTCATTCCCATAACAGGATCAAAACCAGCAGTTGGACCCTTTGCTTGAGCGGATCCAGAAAAACCACCAGATCCTCCTGGAGCATTTGCGACCATTTGCTCTCTTATTATTTCAATTATCCTGTCCAGTTTCTTCTTTTCCATTGTAGATTTTATACAGTTCGGACAAACAATACATATCAACCTGAATGTTACTCACACTAGACTTTGGATACTCTGGTAACTTACCCAAAAAAATAATAAAAGATTTAACTACATTCCACAAATCTTTTTCAAGTTTAAAAAATAACATTGGAGTTGCCGCTTCACCAAATATATTATAGAGAATAATAAAGTGATTTAAAATCAAGTGAGTTTTCAATTCACCTGATTTTTTATATCGCTTCAATAATCTTTTAATGTACTTAAAATGATTTAAATCTTTATCAAAATCTTCTTTGGTTACCGCTTGAGGATTTTCATAGTTTTTTATTGCAAATAAAAGAAAATTATCATCATTCAATTCAGTAAATAACATAGACTATTAAATTCAAGCAGGTGGATAAAGTGGAGTATTACCAGTAGTAATTCCAGACATTGCAACAAGAACTTCGGTCTTGACTCTCATTTCACCTTCAACTCCCATGTAAGTTGTAACCCCAACCCATCCCTCATGAGTTAAAGCGTATGAAGTTCCTTGTGCTACTTCAATTCCAGCATCAGCAACACCATAAACTGATCTAGCATATCCATCAGCAAGTCTTGCGAATCTTAATATATCACCTGTACTAATTCCAGCACTAATTGTTGAAGCAAGAGAAATTGTCGTTGCTCCAATGCTATTAATAACAACATTATTACCATTGTTTACTAGAGCATCACCAACAACTACTCCAGTTGCCCCATTTAAAACACTTGACGAAATAACATTTGTTCCAATTCCAGCAGATGCTGTTGCAGTTCCAGTATATGTAATTGGTGAAAAACTTCTAGCGGCAATATTTGCTGCACTGAATGTACTATCGAGAACAGTATACTTAGGTAATTCGCTAATATCAAATTGAACTCCAGAAATAGTAGCACCGCTTAAATTGGAGGTAGAAGCAATTGAAAGTTGTGTTGCACTTGTAATTCCCACAATTACAGCATCACCATAATAAGTACCCGTTCTAGATCCAAAACGAATAACATCACCAACTGCTGCAGCACCTGCATTGCCAAAAGTAGTACCACTACCGGTCACAGTCAAAGTTTGATAGTCTAAAGATACTGTACCACCAGAACCTTTAGCATCATTATTTCCCCAGAGTGCCATGTTCTTTCTTCCGTAAAAGTTATTTGCTAAAAATTATTTATAAAAAAAAGAGACCTTACTTTTTGGTCTCTTTATGTAAAACAACCCTCAAAAAATTAGTTGTCAGATCAAGTAATCCATTTTCCTCAAATCTTTTTGTTTTTGCTAACCACTCGGAAGTGGTTAGCAGTAGACCGAGAACAATGGTAACTCCCCAGTTGGTCACAAAACAAGTAATCATGCTTGTGGCGTAAAGAGTTTATCCTTTACAAGATCATAAACTACATTATCAATGCTATTATCTGTACTATCAACATACTTTTTAAGTAAGTCAAGAACAAGATTTTTAACTGCTGGATGTGTCGCGATTTGAATTAAAAGTGGTTTTACCACTGCAACTACTGCGCCCATGATGTTCCTCCGTAAGAGAGTATCCTATCTTATTTAGGATTACATTAAAGATCCTTTACCATGTTTGGAAATCATTTGTTGTCTCACAAAATCTAACGCTCTTTGGGAGGTCTCTTTATGTCTTTTCATTCTTGCTTCTCTTTCTGCTGGAGTTTCTGGTTTTGATGCAGATTGTTTTGCAGGAGATGTTGAAGAACGAGCACCCATTCCACCACGCTCAAGTTGTCTATCCTTCATTCGATCAGAATCTTCTTCAGAAACAGTTTCTGGTTTTCTTTGCTTCATTAATGCTTGTTTTCTAAGAGTAGCAATCCTAGTGTCAAGAGAAGCTCTTTGTTTTTGAACTTGAAGTTCTTGAGGGGTTAATGCAGTAGAATCTGCGACTGCTTCTTCAACTTTTTTAGGAATTCTTTCATGTTTTGTTTTTGCAAAATCACGAATTTTTTTCTCACTCATATCATCAACAATTTTAAGAACAGCATCACTTACTTCAGATCTTGGAGTCTGACCTCTTTTTACCGAAAGAGCAAGTCCAAATATTTTTTGCTGCTGCTCACTAGCAGCTTTTTCATTGATTACTTCCTCAGATACTGCTTTTTTAATTTTTTTAGCAGCAGTAACAGTTCCAGTAACACCAGATTTTACGCCTTTACCAAATTCAGATGCTCCTTTTGCAGCAACTCTTAGTGCTTTTCCTGCAGTTTGAGTTGCTGCACGATGCCTTTCCATTCCAGATTGGTATGCTTTTACTGCGCCAAAAATTCCTTTTGCAATTGCATCTCTTACTGGTTTCTTAGATGGTTGCTTTTCAACAGCTTTTTTAATAGCAACTGATTTTTTTCTGACAGTTGACGATGCAGGACTTGACTTAAATCTTCGAGTAGTTCCATACTTTTGAACTGCTGCCTTTGTTGCTTGAGACGGTGCAGTTCCTTTTGGAAGTTTTTGAGGACTTTTCTTTTTACCAAGTAAAGTTCTTGCTTCGTTTAATGTATATTCTTCCGAAATTTCAAAAACAAAATTTACAAATTCCTCAAGCCCAAGTTCTTCAATAAGAATATCTAAACCTTCTTCATTTAAACCCTGTTCATAAAAATATTCAGTCGCAATATCAACAGTTTCAGTAAGAACTTCTTCATCAAGTTCTACCATTTCAATCAATGTTCCACCAAGATTTTCAACTGATTCACCTATTTTAATACCAGACCCAATTGCACTTGTTTTTATTTTATTTTTTACTTGCTTTTCAACAATTTTTTGATTTTCCTTATTATCAACTTTATCGGTAATTTCAACCAAATCTTCTCTCCAATTGGAGAATCCTTCTTTTGCAACTTTTTTGCTTCCACCCATTTCATCCTTACCCAACCTACCCGCAATTACATCACCTCTAGTTACTTTGTCATATGGAGGATAATTATTTGCAAGATTGCCATCATTTGTTTTCTTCGCTTCTTCCATTTTTTGCTTCGCTTTATCTCTCAAAGCCTTCTTCATGGATTCTTTTTCATTACCATCCTTGTCAAAATCCAAGTAATCTGGTTTTGCTGCTTCCTTGATACCTTTCTTTTCTCTCATTGCCTTTGCTTTTGCAAGTGTTCTTTCTCTGGCAGCATCTTGCTCACTTTTAGGAATAGCAGTCACTGCACCAAGTCTTTCTGCAGGTTTACCAGGAACTGCAGATTCAGAAACTTGCTCCAGATATACTCTGGAAATATCATTCAGAGGATTGGTTGACATCTTAATAAGTACTTACTTTTTTGCCTTATACTTATTTATGAAATTGGTTCCATATGACTTTCCTCCAAATTGGAGATATTGTTTATTAGTTCCAACCGATCCTGGAGTCATTTTTGCATAGTGTTTAAATGCACCAAGAGTTCCAACAAGAGTATTTGGATGTACTTTATCTCTCATTGGACTATTCATTTCTACTTCAGAATATTCCATCAAATCTTTGATCCAAGATTTAAACATATATCCTTCTTCCGTCACACATATCAAATGATTAGTTCCTCTACGCATTACTTCACCAATTAATCCTGTATTTAAATTTTGAATTTTATCGCCTATTTTAAATATTTTTCCCTTTACATAATTTTCACGAAGATTTTTCATATCATACTTAGGGGCAATATCCCATAGAGAATAACTTTCCTTTTTAACCTTAGATTTCTTAACTTTCATTCCCTGTCGAACAGCATCAAAAAGTGTTTGTGTTTCTCCATCATCTAATGTTTTTGGTGTTCCTCTACGGAAAGAATTAAAATCATTATCTAATACTGCTTTTCTCATTTTAGATGCAGACATTCCCTCGATACCTTCTGCATCAGCATCTCTTACTCCAGCAGATACAACTCGAATTAAATCAAAATTATATAGTTCTCCATTATATTTTTGGGCAAGGTTTTCAAATTCTGCCTGACGATCAGAACCCACAACAATATTCACACTAGTATATCCTTCTTCTTGTGCTGCAACAAGAACATCAAAGATTGTTCTCATATATGGGTCATTAATAATGTTCTCCTCAAAATCTGGGAACATTTTTTTCATGTAAGAAATTTTGATATCAGGATCTAGTGGATTTTTCTTTGGATCTTGAGTTCTTGAAGGATAAATCTTAATATCTCCACCAACAGAAATCCTCTTTGCCGACTTAAGAAGTTTATCATGACCAATTGTTGGTGGGTTAAAGCGACCAAAAACAATAGTAAGTGGTGATAGTTCTTCTTCAGGTTGCTCTTCTGGTGCTTGTCCTGATACCGCTTGAGGTTGTGGTGCAGGTGCTTGTGTTGCTTGAGTTGCTTGAGGTAATTGAGTTTTTGCTTGTTTATTTACTGGTTGCTTTTCTCCCTTTGTCGGTCTACCATCAGTGAATTTAAGTTTCCCTTCTTCTGTTCTTGCAACTGTTTTGCCAGATCTATCTACCCATCCACCATGACCATCTCCACGCAATCCAAGTTTTTTCGCCTGCATAGATGCTTGCGATTGCGTTGCTTCTGATAAAAATTGGAAGAAACTCTTCATATTGTTTATTTTTATACTTTTATTTATTTTTTTCTGCTTTTATATTTATGGAGAATAGGAGACTCGAACTCCTGACATCCTGCTTGCAAAGCAGGCGCTCTACCAGACTGAGCTAATTCCCCAAGTTTAGACATTATAAAACCCCTCAACTAAAAAGTCAAGGGGTTAAAGCAACCTTCCGATTTATTTATCAGATAGTTTCAGTAACCATAATTTTCAATGCTTCTTCTCTAGTGTTACCTTGCTCCATCAATTCGGCAAGAGTTGTATCAAATACATCAACTTCTTCAGTTGCCATTCTTGAAGCAAGTTTTGAAGCACCAGAAGCAACTCCAGATGCAGCTGCTCCTACTGCTTTTTTAACACCTCTCTTTGTTCTTGCTGCAGTGTACTTAGCACTTTGCTTTGCTTTTCCAGCAACATCAGATGCTGCTTGTCCTGCTTTTCTTGCAGCACTATAAGCACCTACTTGCGCTTGAGCGATTTTCTTCTTAATTCTACCTTTAATATCAGCAGCAACTTTTGCTCTCAGTCCTCTTCTCTTTTCAGGATCCTTCGATCTTGCAGCCATTCCTGCAGCAGGGTGAAGACCTCTCTTTGTTGCATATGCAGCTGCTGGTCTATCAACAGCACGGAACTTTGCTTCTTTTCCAGCTTCCTTTGCTTTTGCAACTGCTGCTTTACCAGCAGACTTTGCTTTTCCAAGTGCAGACTTAACAGCACCTTTTACTTTAGCAATTTTTTCTGCTCTCTTTTCCTTTCTGACTACAGATGCGCCTGCCTTTCTTGCTTGACTTGCCGCTTTTTCTGAAGATTGTGCATACTGCTTTCTTGCCGCAGCACGAGCACTCATATCAACTCTTGCTTCCGAAAGAACTTCTTCAAAGATTTCTTCCACTTCATCAAAATCATATCCTTCTTCAAGCATTTCATCAATTGTTTCTTCTACAATTGTATCAATTTCTTCGTCAGTAAGATCTTCAATGCCAGCAAACTCATCTGACATTTCTTCCAACTCATCTCTAAGATCTTCATCATAAATTGCACTATATGCTTCACACAAACCTCTAAGTTCTTTAGAATCCATTTGAAAGTTTTTAGTAATTCTGTATATTTATTTATAAAAAAAGACCCCGAAGGATCAAATACCAAGAACAGCACCAATATTATCGTCAAGTTGTTGAATTACTTCACGAATATCAATTACACGCGGAGGAACACTCACTTCATCATAAGTATATCCTTTTTGTGCATCAAACAAAACTTGACGAACTGCTGCTGCTGCACGAGCATCCATTTTAATTGTTACTTGTTTTTCTTTAGTCATAGATCTCCATTTTTACGATTTTCAGAACGCTCAATACTGAAAGCACCTTCAGGATAACGAGCATTTAATTTCTCAAAGTTCATTTGAATAACTTCTTCAAGAGAAATATCAAGTCCAATACATGCCTGAGAAACATACCACATAATGTCCCCAAGTTCACGCTTCAAGTGAAACAAGTTTTCTTGATTTACAGGTTTACCTTGAAAGACAATCTTCTTTACAATTTCAGTAAATTCACCTGCTTCGGCAGACATTCCTACAGCAGCAGTAAGCAGTCTTTCGGTAGGAAACTCCTGTTCCCTTAGTTCCATAAGACTGTTGATGAAAGATGCGTGGTCTTTACTAGGATTAGAAGTAGTGGTATTAACGAACTCGACATACTTATTAAGATCAATAGTCATCAGAATTTAAATCCCTCAAATGATTTTTTAGGTTTCTTTTCTTCATAATCATACTCTTCATCCTTTCCGTTGTCAAGAATATCTTGCTGAGCAGATTGTTCACAATCATAAAGTCTCATCTTGGCACGATCAATACCAACAACAAAACGCTTATGAATTGTTGGATCATTATAACGATTCTTAAGTTGTTTCACAAGAATTTGACCAAGACCTTCAAGTTCTTCTGTAGAAATTAACGCAAACATCAAGTCAGCAGTTGCAGGGAGACCGAAAGACTCAGAAGTATCTGTTAGTTCCACATCAGAAGAACCATAACCAGAACGAGTAGTCTGAGTAGCACTTACAATGGGAACATTAAATTCCACAGCAAGACCACGAAGTTCTTCTGCAATTGCTTTTACAAAAGTATAAGAGTTGATATTACTATTACCCTTATACCTTGAAGATGAACAAATGTTTAGATAATCAATAAAGATAATATCTGGTTTGAACGATTTCTTAAGAGCAAGTTCATTCAGAAGAGACTTAAAATGTCCAGAGTGTGCAGAAGCAGTTGGATACTCTTTAATGATTAAAGTACCTTGAGTTTTCTTTGCAAGGTTTGTAACCTTATTCTCAAACATTTGCTTTGGTAGATCTACAATATCCTGAATAGGAACATTCAGGAGGTTTGCGTCAATTCTTTCAGCAATGCGTTCTTCTGCCATTTCCAGCGTAATGTACAGAACGTTCCGTCCCTGGAGCAAGACGGAGCTAGCCATATGGCACATGAATAAAGACTTCCCGACGCCCGTACCAGCAAGAGCGATGTTAAGAGTTTTGTTAGGGAGACCACCTTTCGTGATTTTATTAAAGTATTCGAGATCAAATTCAATTTTATCCTCCTTTTTATGATATGATTCGTATCTTTGTTCATAGTCTTGTAGATAATCATGTCCGATATGAGTATCAAAACTTACAGCAAGAGCATCAGAAAGAATAGAAGGAATACTGTCACGATTTTTCTTTTCATCTTTACCGTCTGTAATATGAATTGATTCCATAAGTGCCAAATAAATGGCACGATCACGACACCATTTTTCAGTGGTATTAACTAACCAATCAAACTCAACAGGCACATCATCCAAACAAGAAATTACTTGCACAATTTCCTTAAAAGACTGTTCATTAATGTCTGTTCTTTTTTCTATCTCGATACAAAGAACCTCTTTAGTTGTTGGTTGATTGTATTGTTGTACAAAAGACTGAATTTCTTCAAATATAATTTTTTGATTAAGGTCTTCAAAATATTCAGATTTAATAAAAGGAATTACTTTCCTAATGTATTGTTCATTGTATAAAAGGTTTCTAAGAATTAGAAACTCAACTTTCTCCATAACTAAATTCCTTTCGTGCGATTTGGTCTAATTGTTCCATTACTTCTTCTGTGAAGTATACTTCAGGTTCTTTTAGAATCTGTTTAGCATAAATTTTCTTACCATCAATTTCATAGCGTCCTGCTACATTCTTCCAGAGTCCACCAATCTCACCAAGTTCCAGAAGACCATAGTAACGATCAAGGCCGCGCTCATCATAATACAGACGGATCTCAACATCTTTATTCTCCTTACTCAAACGCGATTTAGCAGTCTTAGCTTTGATAATATTGCCGACCACTTCTGTTCCATCCTTTTCTTTCTTTTTGCTGAGATAAATGATCGTACTTGCTGCGTATTTGAGTCCAGAACCTCCCCCCATTTCTTTCGTTGGTACATAAGCTCCGATGACATCGTATGTATGATTTGTGACAAGGAGTGGAACATTTGCTTGACCTAATTTAAGTGTGAGCATTCGGAATGCACCTTTGACAAGTTGAGATTTAGTCATATCACGAACTTGTTTATCATTGAGTGCATCAGTGATTTCTTTTTCAGTGGAAAGCATTCCTAAAGAGTCTAGCACAAACATGCAAGGTTTGCGTTCTTCTACAGGTTTTTTTAAGTATAGGTCTACTGCTTTTAATGCTTTTCCACGAAATTCTTCAATAGTAACAACATTAACAACCACAAGGCGAGAAGTATCAATTCCACGGGATTCTACAAGTGATTTAGTAATAGCAGCCTCAGTATCAAAATAGAGACAATAACCATCGGGATTGGTATCAAGAAAATTCTTAACAACGGCGAGCGAGAAGAAAGTTTTTCCAGTACTAGACTCTCCAGCAATAGCAGTAATCTTGTTCCCAGATACACCACCAAATATACTACCTGAAACCAGTGCATTAAAAATGTACGAACCAGTGTCAACATATTTTTCAGTCTCATCAATGTCTGCGGCAAGTTGCGTATACTCACCACCAATTTCTTTTACAATATCTTTTAAGAAATCCATAATTTATTTTTCCTGTTTATGTTAAAAGTCCACAATTTATTATAAAGATCTTTTTGATTAGAATTTTTAAGAATCTCTATAATTATTTTAAATTCTTTTTCTGTTATAGGTATGTCCATTAAGAAAAAAATGATTCTAAACTTACAGTTTTTTCAACATTCCAACCAATAGAATCAAGAATAATTTTAAGTGGTTCTAAAAATGCCTTCTCAAATTGTAAATCATAGTCTATGTATCTGTCAAGATTAAGCTCTTTAGGAAAATCTTGAATAAATGAGATTACATTCTCGTGGATAATATTGGGTTTTTTGAGGTAGATAAACTTAATTTTTTCTCCATTCTGTATAAGAGAATATTTGTTAGTTAATTTATTACTCTTTATGTAATGATTAAACAAGAGAGCTCCGCGAACATGAATTGGAGTTCCTTTGATGTAAATATCGGAAGAAGATTGATATTTAGTTACATCAGAAGCTGATCGTGGGAAAGAGATAGATTCTGGAGAAAGTGTCCTGAATTCAAGGCGACAATTATCAATAAAATTAATTATATCATCCTCCGTCCCATTCATCAAAATTTTAAAGGAATCTTTTAGCATTTTACGACATGGCGCAGGAGTGGAAGATTTAATTGCCTCAATCCCTTTAATTTTTAATTTAGGTTCCTCATAACGAACTCCCTCACTATCCCAAACACTGAGAATATATCGCTTCTTCGCAGTCCAAATACCACGCTCAGCAATACATTCACGCTTCATAAACATCTTCTGTTCATAAGCATTCACATAGTCCGCCAATTCTTGATAAGAACTTTCAATATACTTTTCAAATTCCACAGAACAGACCTTATCAAGGAACGAAACAATGCCTTGAGTAGTTTTCTCTCTTCCTTGGAATACACTTTCAACCAAAGGGCCCATATTAATATACAGAGAGTCGGTATCAGAAGCAATAACATAATCAAAATCCCCACTTTTAAGAATTTTATTCAAATAAGAATTCACCTTATTCATAATCCACTGAATAGCAACTTGACCAGAGAGAGTGATTGCTTCAGCGTTTGCCAGTTTGTAATAACGGAAATACTGATTCCCAATGGCACCATAAGCAGAGTTCAATTGAATCTTTCTCGCCATCTGAATATTATTGCAGCGAGATATCTCCTTAATCAACTCTTTGTTCTTTGTCTTTTCATATTCCTGTTCTGCAGCAAGCATCTTCTTCTTAAAGACTACCCGTTCATTATAAATTTTTTCCATCAGTTCCGGAAGAAACCCACGAACCTCTTTAAGAAACATTGCACCATTTGCACATACTGCATAATCTTTATACATCTCAAAGTTAAGACTTTGATCCAAAATCTTATCGACAGAAACTGTTGGATGTTTTTCTTCTAAAAGAGTTTCTGGTGAGATGTTATACATCATAATCAAGTGTGGGTACAGTGAGTTCAAGTCAAAACTCACAACCCAATCATACATTCCAGGAACAGGTTCTTTTACATAGGCACCAGCATACTTTTCATCCTTCTGTGTTTTATTTTTTGGAGGAATGACAATGTTTCTTTTCTTGAGATATGTGTAGATAATGTTATCCCACATACGAACTTGGTAGAACACATCAGCATAGTTCACTTTAGCGTCATATGCCATTGTCAACGCAAGTTCAATCAATTTCATCTTGTCTTCCAGTCGGTCAACAAGTTCCACATCCTTGATGTTGTACTCTACGAATTTCTGCCATCCTTTAGTGTAGAAATCTTTAAAAGTGTCAAACTCTGAGTGATCCAGTTTCTTCTGACCCAGTTCTACTTCGGCAATGTAATCTAGTCGATAAGATTCTTGTGCTTTATATGTAAATTTTTTATAAAGATCAAGGTAATCAAGTTGAGTCAATCCACCAACATCAAATGTTGTATGCTTACGACCATTAATATAAATCTCACCTTCAGTTACAAGTCCCCAATTGGAAAATCGTTTCATTAGTTTTTCACCAAGAACACGATTCAATCTTTTACAGATATATGGAATGTCATATAACTGAATGTTCCAACCAGTCACAACATCGGGAACATCGACCATCCAATAATTAATGAAACTATTAAGAAGTTCATATTCACTTGGGCAGTAATGATAAGTTACATTACTCTGTTTATTATTAAATGGTTTAACTCCCCAAGTAATAATTTCTTTAGTTGTATAGTCCTGAATTGTAATTGCAAGAATTTCTTCAGAGCAAGATTCTACATCAGGGAATCCTTGCTCTGATGCAACCTCAATATCCAAAGTTACAAGTTTGATTTTACTAATGTCAAACTTGATTTCATCTTCCGAATATTTTTCCGAAATATATTGATAGATATAACGATCATTTCCATAGATCTCGAACCCATCGATTTCATCATATTTTTTATAGAACTCCCGACAATCTTTAACTGTACCTGGATTGATTGGTTCTACTGCTTCTCCACTTAATGTCCTATACTTAGAATCTTTTTTAGTTTTTACAAAAAGAGTAGGAAAAAACTCATCTCTTGTTTCAAATCTTTTACCATTTTCTACGCCACGAACCAAAAATTGATTTCCAATCAACTGAACATTAGTGTAAAATCTCATTCTTTAATCAAGTCCTCATATTTTTCAAGTAAAGTTGGAGTTGGATCCACAAGCGTAAGAATCTTTTCCGAACTCATCATAAAAGTTTTTTCTTTTGTGAACCCACAAAGGAATGGTTCCATAGTGTGATCATTTTTCACGACGAATGGATTAATCAGTTTACAATCTGGTTCTCCAATGTCTGCACCGACTTCTTCAATTTCACTTATAAGAATTAAACTATTCGTTAATGCTAATATTTTGATCATTTTTTTCATTTTTTAAAATGTCCTCTTGATACATGTTTGATAATTGATCTATGGGATCGACTAGAGTAATTACCCAATCTAAAGATACAGGAACTCTAGTATCTTTAGTAAGAAGAATCCAAGGAACCAATCTTATTTTAACAGAATTTGTTTCAACAGATTCCTTTTCTTCACTTGATTTCATTTTAATACTGCATGGTTTATTGAAGATATAACCAACTACTTTATCTTCAACCACCATTTCTTGTATATCCGCGATAATGTCTTCGCCAGATTTTAAAATTGCAAGTTTTACAGTCATCGTTGCTCCATACCTCTTAGCATTCTACCAATAAAAAAAGGAGGAGTCAACCTGGATTTTGCCAGGTGCTCCTCGCGCCGACGATATTCAATTACTATTTATTCTCCACCATCTCCACCATCCCCATTGCCACCCGCACTTGATCGACTTCTTACCGGAACTGCTTTTCCTTTTGGAATGTTTTTTTGCTTTCCTCCAGAATAAACAGTGTGAGGAATAGAATTCTTATATGCGATTGTTTTGAACTCGTCGAAAGATTTCATTTTTTATTTTTATTTAGAGATAATCCTTTCGTTTATGATGGTCAGGAACAATTCTACCAAGAGTAATATTCAAAAGCCCATCCTCAAAATCAACTGATCTAACTTCCGTATCATCAGAGAGCGTCCACGCTCTCTTAAAACTCCGTTGAGCCAAACCTTTGTGGAGATAGTTGGACTCCGTTTCTTTATCTTCTTTTTGGCCTTCAACAAAGAGTTTACCATCTTGTGTGTAGACATAAACCTCCTTCTTTCTAAATCCAGCAAGAGCAAGTTCAAGTCGTGATTCTACATTGCTGACTTGAACTAAGTTGTATGGTGGATAGTTAGTAGTGGTTTCATGAAGATTGAATAGACGATCAAAATATTCATCCATTCCAATACTATTGCGTGCGATTCTATCCATCAAAGCAGGAAGATCTGCATGTGTAAACCGTGAAGTTACAAGGTTAGTCATTATGGTAGCTCCTTTAAAAGCGAGTTTGTATTGTGTGGACCCTTTCGGCATCCATTACTAATTATACAAGAAACGAAAAAAAGAGGTATCGGTAAAACCGAACCTCTTTTTAGGGTGTTCCGACTTTTGTAGAGTGCCGCACGAATGGCACTCAACTATTTATTCGGTTTCTACTGCTTTTCCTTTTTTACCGATGTTATACTTTTGTTCTAGAATCCAATCACCTTTATCCTTATATGCAAGAACTTTAATTTGGTTCAGAGGTGCAATATCAGAAACTTTATCTTGATTTAGAACGGTAATAAGTCCCCAATCGGCAAGTAAACGAACAATACGATTTCGTCTCTGAACATCATTTACGGTAAGATTTGCATGTTTACCGTCCAGTGCAAATAGTTCTTTAAAATGAACAATGTAATATTTGCCTTGTTTATGTAAAATATGGCAAGACTGATAGAGTTTTTTCTCTTTGCGCGATGCAACTCCAATTCTGGTCAAAGTCTCACGAACCTTGAGGAAATCGTCTGGTTCATTAAGAATTACCTCCACCATTTGGTCTTGCGACCAATCAACCGTAGGTTCTACCGTAGTAGTCATTTTGATCCTCCAATGTCAAGTCTTTTTTTAATAAAATTAATTTGTTCTTTTGTCAGGATTTTTAGAGCTTGAAATGCTTTTTCATTACTATAACCATAGTATTGTTTTATACATTCTAAGTCCGTGACCTTATCCTTTCGGAGCCAAGGAGAAAATCTCTTCTTTTTCCTCAAACTATTTAGATAAAAAGAATATTGCAGATCTTTATCTAGGTGATGGTTCATATTCATTTCATTTACAAATAGAACACAATCTATATGACCAGATAAACATCTATTAATAATGTAAGGAGAATACTCTTTTACTATTGATGGATCATCCATCAAATTTTCTTTTGTAAAATTAATTGAGTTTAACCAGTCCTTCAATTCCATAATTAAAAAGCAGAAGTTCTTTACGTTGTTTTTGTTCACGCATATATTCACCAACTGAACGCATAGTATAAGTAAGATCAAACTCGGCAGCGTTCCAATTCTTGAATCGGTTTTTTACAAGTTGGTCTGAGTTGTAACTAATCAGTTGATGCATAGGATAATGAAAATCACAATCAGCAGCAAACTTATCGTGATCAAATCCTTTGTGCATTGATCCCTTTCTCCCATAGAGATTATCCTTAATGTCATAAGGAGGATCGAGATACACAAAAGCAGTAGTGTCTCCATCCAGAAGATAATCGTATGAGTAATTAGTTATACGCCATTTAGAAATTAACGAAGAATACGCAAGCAGTTTTTCGATACCTCGCATAGAGAAATTGGAATTAGATGCTTGCTGCGAAAATGATGAACTCTCTGTGAGACCACTGAAAGAACACTTATTGACAACATAGAAAGCCACAGCACGATCAAAATTTGACACGGTTTTGTCATTGATCCGTTCCTTTGATTGAAGGAAAAGTTCTCTTGCTTTGTCTGGGGTATTATTTGCGTTTTTTAAATCAACAAGTTCACTTTTTAAATCATATCCAAACATCTGGAGTTGTTGCCAGAAGTTTACCAGAGGTTCATAAAGATCATTCACCCAAATATCTAGGTTGGGATACTTCTTCGTGATATAAATCGCAACACTTCCACCACCAAGAAATGGTTCACGAAATTCACTATAGTCACGAAGGTCTGGAAAATATGATCCAATCTTTTCACAGGCACGAGACTTACCTCCTGGGTAGCGCAATGGCGTCTTAAGAGATTTCATTTTAAATCAAACTTTATACGATTTTTAAATTTTTCAATTTCAATAGGACTGAAAGAAGATCCATATAGTTTACCATATTTAAAGTCAACTTTTCTAACTTTATCAATTTGACCATTTGGTAAGTTTCTATCAGTAACTGGAAACTTTAAAATATCATTTTTCCAAGCAATAGCAAACTTGGTTAGATTATTATTAAACCACACCATTCCAAATTCAGGATATTCAAGATACTTAGATTTTCTATCCAAAAAACTTAAGCATCTCCAATTAGATGGCCAATCATCTTTCCAAGTTTTGCACCTTTCAAGATCAAAAGCACATTTAAGTTGGTTATCAAAATAAACACCAATATCTACACCATACTTACCAAAAGGTTTTGTGACAATTTTACATTGGTCGGGATATTTATTGCGAAGAAATTTTACAAATATTTCGCTTTCATTATTGTCATCAAAAGAATCAATTCTGTCTTGAAAAGTTCCATATTCAAAAATTGTATCTTTAGTGACTGTTTTCATTTGAATTCACACTCACACATAATTTCAGTTAATGCAGCAAGAAGATTTACTTCTTGGTCAGCCACGAACGCACATTGGTATTGATACTTAGCAATAACAAGAACGGCAGCAGGGATAGATGCGGGAACAAGGCAATCGTAAGAGGCGTCATAAATCCTGCGAAGAAGACTAGAAGCATCGTTGTCCAAGTTGGAGACCACCCACTTTCGGACTTCAGGAAAGTTTTTATCCTTGAGATTTTTAATAAGTTCATTTACAGAGATGTCTGAGAAAGATGCAAGAATGCCCGAGTCGATTTTTCCTCCTGTAGAATATCTCTGGCATTCGTTGAGGACCCTACGAAAGTCTGGGAAGTGTTTTGATACAAGTTCCGCAACGACTTTTTGATCATATTCAATCTTTTCCGCATCCAAGATTGATTGAAGTCGTTGGAAGAAACTACCTGCAAGTTGAACTCTTTGCTTCCCTTTGATGGTGAAGTCGATGACGGCACATCGGGAGTGAAGAGGTTCAATAATCTTGTTCTTGTAGTTACAGGTGAAGATGAATCGACAGTTATTATAAAATGCCTCAATATTCGCCCGTAGTAGGAGTTGTACATCGTTCCCTGTGTTATCAGCTTCATCGATGATAATGACTTTGTGTTTAGCAGATCCCGTAAGTGAGACGGTCGAAGCAAAGTTCTTTGCTTGGTTCCGTACAGTATCCAGGAAACGCCCTTCGTCGGATCCATTGATGACATAATAATCTGCCCCCAATTCATTACATAATGCTTTTGCGATTGTAGTTTTACCAATACCAGGAGGTCCTGCAAGAAGGAGATTTGGAATCTCACCTTTCGCTACAAACTCCTTAAATGTTTTTTTAGTGTCATCGGGCAAAATACAGTCATCAATCACTTGAGGACGATATTTTTCCACAAAAAGAAATTCACTTGCCATAATCAAATCCAATTAGGTTTTCTTTCTGGCATACGGAGATAGTTATCAGCAACCCAAGGTTTGGATGCAATGTATCTTTTGTATGCTTCAAATGTATCAATAGTGTCGTCAAACTTCCATTCCTCAGGCATAGCACGAGCAAATGGAGTCACTTCTGTAATCTTACCCTTAGGAAACAAGTAGTATGCATCCACAAGGGTTTTGTAGCAGGAGTGAGTTTTATTATACCGCAGGCAGTATTCATCAGACAAGTTCAATCCCCACTTGATTAACCAGTAGGCATTATGGATACTCTCCAGTGCCCACTTGGTGCAGGGATGATTGCGGAATGCTCCTTTCTCGGTCTTGTAGGGGGTTCCATCTGCTTTAGGGAGAGTGCCGTAACCGTATCCCCATTTTTCTGACGCAACGATAGAGAGCATCTGACAGCACTCTAGGGGCATCTTGACAATGTGTTTGTCGGGGAGGCAAATAGCACTCTCAGCGGGCCAAGGAGAAGTAACGAAGATATTCATCAACCAAAGGTAGAATCGGGTTCCATAGCAATATAATAAGTCACATCAAACCCAGTATTCTTGAACCGTGACAAAAGTTTAGAAGAAATCACCACCTCATAAGAACCAGGGATAATCTTGATGTTTTCTACTTTGAAATTAAAAGTGAATACCTCATCTGTTTCACCGACCACCACAGAGAAATCATTGGAAGTATCGTTCTTTTTATCGCGAACAACCAATTTTACAACACCTGCTTCACCAACCACAGACAGGTCAGGAAGTTGATACACAGCAGCAGCTTTAAGCAGTTTATCAAGTTCTTTGGTATCAAGAATGAAACAAACATCTTCTGAGGGTAGAGAGATAGATTTGTCTGGAGGAGTAACAATTACATTAGGATCTGCAAAAAAATATTTGGAACGAGAACGACCTTCTTTAATGACTACATAACCGTCATTCTGAAAATCAAGTTCAGCATTTTGATGGAGGTTGAGTCCATTCAGAAATTGGTTTAGATCATAGATACCAAAATCCTTAGGCAGTTCTTCTTCAATTGTTGCCTCTGCGAGAATATTTTTCATCACAGAAATTGTGCGAAGATTGCTTCCTTCTTTAAACAGAATGGACTGATTAATAGAAGAAAAGTTCTTGAGCAGAGTCAAAGTTTTGTCAGAGAGTTTCATAATCAATAGTTGTAAGTGTTAGTGGTGTTTTTATGAAGTCCAGCGAAATGATAAAGAAGAACGCAATAATGAATTGCCTTCAAAATGTCCATTTTGGACTTACCATTCTTCTTACCAAACCGCGAGAGATACTTGATAGCGTTGGAACGAGTGAATGGTTCACCATCTCCAATACTCTCAATCAAATCGAGAGTTTGAGTTTTAGATTGTTCTGAAGTGTAGTGAGAATGATAAGTACTTGCAATATACTCTTCTACTGCTTTCAGAGTTTTATCTTCTTCATATTTCCAGAAACCATTTTTGTTTGTATCTTCAGGCATTTTCAAATTAAAAGTAGAAGGTAGATTCAGAGATAGATGATCATCACCAAGTCCACCAGAAAGTCGGGAACTAAGGACAAACATATCGGGAGAAGGACACGGATTTCCAGTTAGACTAATACCATCTTCTTCCCAGAAATCTTGATTAGGGATTGAACTTTCGTAAGTGCTCTCAAAGTTTTCGGACATTGTATTTCATAGTAAAGGACAAAAAGAGGAGGCACATTGACCTCCTTATATCCTATCAGTTTGACTGCTGTTCGTCAACAGGAAGTTGAAAGTCAGCATCAACCTTGTCATAAAGTTCAAGGAATGCTTGCTTGGTTTCATCATCAAAGCGGTTAACGCACACTTGGATTGCCTTTGCTTTATCTTGGAAAATGCTGTAAGCACGGATGATGTGAACCAGACGGCGGGTGCTGATGATCTCCTCAATACCACCATCGTAGAAAGTCTTACGGATGATGTCTGCCCAATCGACCAGGCGCTTACAGAAATTACGATCTTCAATACCCAGATCCAAAGCAATACCTTCCAGAATCTTCTGCTCAGTTGCAGGGGCGGGATAGGACTGCTCAAAGGTCACAGGGAAACGCTCAAGGAATGCTTCGTTGAGAACATTGGTGCCGATGAAGCGACCATCATCAGAACCCTTACCCTTGGTGTTGGCGGTGGCGATCACATTGAAACCAGAGGCAGGTTTCACGAAGCGACCGATCTTTTTGAGGAACACACCTTTACCTTCCAGAATGGATTGCAGGCACAGGATCTTATTAGAAGCAAGGTCAATCTCATCCAGCAGCAGCACTGCACCACGCTCAAGTGCTTCCACTACAGGACCATTGTGCCATACAGTCTCACCATTGACAAGACGGAAACCACCAATCAGGTCATCTTCATCAGTCTCGATGGTAATGTTGACACGAATCAATTCACGCTTCAGTTGAGCACATGCTTGCTCAACGCTGAAAGTTTTACCATTACCAGACAGACCAGTGACGAACACAGGATAAAAGATATTGGACTGAATAACTTTTTTAATATCACCAAAGTTACCAAACTTGACGAAGGTATCATCTTTATCGGGAATGAGGTTTTGTTCGATAGGGGGAACCACTGCAGGTGCTTGGAAAGTGCGTTCGATTTCTTGTACTTTTTGTTGCGTCACTTCAAGATTCCATTTACCACGACCAACTTTAAATTGATCAAGTTTTTTAGTAACAGTTTGATAGTTAGCATCGTTCAGATTACACCAGGCACGGATATCAGCACCAGTGATGGTGTTTCCATACAGGTTCTGTAGAGAAGTGCGGATGTAGTCGGAGGAGAGTGCCATTAGTTTGCTTTGTTTCAACCTAGTCATTATAGAGCAAAAAGAGGTCCTCCTGGGACCTCGGTGGTCAGTTTGCCAACTGGTTCTTGAGTTCTCTTAGGTACTCTTCACTTGCAATATGACCTGTATATCCTGGATAGTACTTATTTACTAAAGAGTCAATGCCCATAGCAGTTGTACTGCTATTACATTTAATCCATACTTCTTTTGTATTGTATTCTACCACATGTTCGAATGGAAATTTTTGTTTCATGCAACTAAAGAAATGAACTCACCAAGAACTTTTTTATTTAGTTTTTTAGTCTTAAGGGACTTAACGAACGCAGATTTAATTTGGGATTTAGTTGCATCTTCGGAAACTTCAAACTCAGTTTCTTGAGAAAGTGCAGTTGCAGACATTCCAAAGTACGCATCATATCCAGACTTTGTAATTGTGAAACTCTTCAGTTTCTTCCAATCATTTTGAATTTTCTCATATTCTTTTTCAAGTTGAGAATGATACATTTGAACAAAGCGACTGAAGTTGCGACTTTCAAGAACACGAATACCAATAAAGTTCATGGAAGTAAACTTATCTTTCAGGTTCCTAAGAAGAACATCAGTAAATTCATGATAACCATATCCAATCTTATAGGTAGTTCCAAGTTTACGATCACGAAGGAATGTCGTATGTGGATTAATATACCCAGTTCCAAGAAATGGTTTCTTTTCCCACTGGCGTTTAACTTCTTTGTGGTGGACAAGTTGATTTGCTTCACCATCAGTAAGAACAATACATTGAACTTTTTGAAGTTTGTTTTCCTTTTGGAACTTAGGAAGAATCTGATGAAGAGTAATCAGAGATTCATTCAAAGGAGTTCCTGAGAGAGAAAGACGATTTGGATAAGTATAGGGAGAACTATAAGTCCTACCAAAACAATAAGCAAGACGCCAAATATTCAACATTTGATGCTCAAGAACACTACCAGAAACTTTACTAGTGAGAATATTCATCATGGAGAAAGTTTCATCTACAACCAGAAGACCATCTTTCTTTTGGTAATGTGGAGTGCGGTCTGCAGCAAGATAACGATCATTTTCATAATCATACTCACCACGACGCCACTCACTAGTAAAAGCATAAACCTCAAAAGGAATGGATACTTTCTTACAGAACCAAACAAGATTGAAGAGTTGCTTACATGTATCAAGCATCACATCACACATAGAACCACTCCAGTCCAAAACAAATACAAGACCATGATTCTTGCCATCAGGAATCACAGATACTTTCTTGAACAAGTCTTCATTGTACTTGTAAGTATGAAGACGAGATGTATCGAGAACACCAGTGCGAGCAGTTGATGCACGAGCATACTGATCTGCAGCCTTACGACATTCAAATTCTTTTACCAAGTAGTTGACTTCTTTTTGAGCAGAAGATTTAAACTTTTTAAAGTCAAGATCAGATTCTTTATAGAGATTTGTAGGAGTATAACTTTGTCTTTCCGCATGTTCATTATGGATTTTTTGTTGATGAGCAAAAGAATCATCAATATCTTTATGAACTTCAGAGTTCTTACCAATAACAGTATCAAGATTTACTTGAGGAACCTCAATATAAACATTTTCATATCCATCGTTACCCACAAGGTCACGAATCTTATCTTCCAAAGACTCTGCAGTGCGAACTTCAGGTTCTTCTTTTTCCCCAGAAGATTTTACGGGAGTTTCATCACCTTGAGCAGTGCCACCATAGGACTCTGAAGACTCTTTTTCAGAGGAGTTATCACTCTCACCTTCTTGCTCAGAAGAGGAGTCATTAGTCTCCACAAAATCACTTGCAGGAGACTGTGAATTTCCTTGAGTTTCGTGAGAATCAAAGTCAGCAACCTTCTGCTGTTGTTCCTTTTCTTTTTTACAATAATTATAAAGTTCTTCAGCAGCAATCAGTGTATCTGCAAAACTTTCACAAGCATCAATGATATTAATGATTTCTTTTTCCTCTGGAGTAAAATCAAGAGTCAAAAAGTTGCCAACTTTAAAATAAAGGTTAGCGCGGTCAGCAAGATTAAAAGTAGAAATATCTTCTTCTTTGAGTTGAAAGAAATCTTCTTCGTTCAGTTCCTTATATCCATTAAAGAAAGTCTTAGCAAGACCAGCATACTTACGCTTCATCAGTTTTTCAATGCGAGCATCCTCAACCACATTCACAAACTGCTGAGGAACTTTTGCAGTTTCGCTCCAATCCTCATCAGGAGTAAAGAGTGCGTGACCCACCTCATGACCAACCAGAAGGTCATATACAAGGTTACTTGCCTTTTCCCACAAAGGCAGAGTCAGAACACGAGTATGAACATTGAAACAAGCAGTAGGAACCTTCTTGTGTTCCACCACAAGGTCTTCAGTAGCAAGAAGTTTGGCAAGTTGAGATTTGATTTCGTGAGAGACTGCCATGAGGTTTGTTTCGTATGAGACCATCATAAAACGAAAGGTCGCCTTTTGGGCGACCCATGTGACGCTTTTTGAACTGGGCGAGTCGTGCTTTTGCTTGCCTCAGTGCTTGCGGTTTAAGTTTTCGTTTCTGTTCTTTCTTTGAATGGTGTTTCCAGTTTGGGACTTGCATTGTTATTAAGTGGATCAGACCACCATATGCGAAAAACCTTTTACTTTTTCAAACTTTATGACACTTTCAAATCTGTCCTCAAGACCTGTCTTATGAGAGATAACAAAAATGTTTGCGTCTTTAATTACATAACGAATGATTTTAAGAAACTCTTCGGTTCCAGTGGAATCCAAAGAACTATCAAAAATTTCATCAAGAATCATTAGATTAGTATTCACCGAGTTCTTCATTCTTGCAACTTCTCTCCAAGTAAAAAGAAGTGCTAGGTCGATTCTTTGTTTTTCTCCTTCACTAAAAGAAGCATAGGAGAAATCTTCGTGAATGGGTGACTGGACGGTTTCGTTAAACTCCTCATCAAGAGTAAAGTTAATATAGAAGTCCATCATTTGCAGATAACGATTGACCTGCTGATTGATGAGTGGCAAATACTTCTTAATAATTTTGGATTTTACTCCACCGTCTTTGAGCAAACTATACGAAAAATCGTAATAGTTGATTGTGTCTTTTTTAGAAGCGAGTTCGTCGTATGTAATTTTTAAGTTGTCTTTGAAGGATTCTAACTTCTCATGTTCAGAATTTCGGTTTGCAAGGTTCTCGGTAAGAACTTGAATTTCTTTTTCAAGATTTCGGATTTGTCTTTGTAATCCGTTAATCTTAATATTGTTTTGAGAAATGCCATTCGTTAATTTTGAAATCTCCTTCGACAGAGTATTGAATTGACGCTCTCGCTCTTCTTCCTCTTTAATTGCCTCCTCTAGTTCTTTATAACCAGATTGCAACTCTTTTGCTTTATTTTGAGCGTCGTTAATTCTATTTATTCTGAAGATCTCTTCGATAGACTGTGTGCAGGTGGGGCATACCGTATTCTCTGTAAAGAACTTATGCTCTTTAGTAATGGTAGATACTTTTTGAGAAATCTTACCCTTTAAGTTTCCAAGTTTGCGTAGTTTTTCTGCATATCCAACCAACTTATCTTGCTCTCGAATATACTCATAAAGAGGTTCTTCTAAAGTACTATTCTCATTCATATATTGTTGGATTTCTTTATCCAAATCGGAAATTTTCCGATTACTATTATCAATACTTTCTTTTCCGCGATTCTCAAGTTCTTCAATGAACTCCTGTTGCATTTTGACTTTATCAAGAAGAGATTCTTTCTTCAGTTCATAAACTTTGATTTCTTCTTTTGTTTGACGAATCTTTTCTTTGATAACCATATTCATTGAAGAAAAAATCTTGATATCAAGCAAATCCTCAATGACTTCTCTACGATGTGCAGCAGAGAGTTGCATAAAAGGAACAAAAGTACTAGAACCCAGAATTACAATCTGAGTGAAGGACTTGTAGTTCATTTTAAGAACATTTTGCTCCAACCACTTCTGCTGATCTAAAGCAGCGGCAGATTGATCCAAAGAAGTATCATTTCTCCAAATCTCAAAAAGTGCAGGTTTAATTCCCCTTACAACTTTCCAATCAGCATTTCCAATCGAAAACTCTACTTCAACTCTACAGTCCTTTTCATTTACAGAGTTAATAAGTTGAGGTTTATTAATCTTACGAAATGGTTTTCCAAACAAAGCAAATGTAAGTGCATCCAGAACAGTACTTTTTCCTGCTCCATTTGTACCGACAATGAGATTAGTTTTATTTTTTGTAAAATCAACTTCAGTGTACTGATTGCCAGTGCTTAAAAAGTTTTTCCAACGAATAGTTTTAAATAAAATCATGATCAGTGTTTGGAGGAATTACAATGTCATTTGGAGTAATCACTGCATATTGATACCCATGCAGTTCACAAGTTTTTATCATTACTTCATCTTCAATTTCAATTACATGCATTTCTGGATATCCTTCTTCTTCTAACATCATAGCATACCGAACAGCATCATCCTCTTCCTGAAAAAGATACAAAATATGTTCTCCCTCATCATCAATTACGGAATATGCTCCTTCAGTTTCTCTGCCATTGATTGTTAGAATAAACATTTAAACTAATTCACATGCCTCTTGATAAATTTCTTGCATCATTTTTTGAATGACTGATTTATCAAGACTAATTTCTGCCTCCTCAATATATCTATTCAGGATAGAAATAGTGTCTTCGCTTTCAAATGCTTCAAACTCTTCATGTTCTTGAATGTCAAAATTCTCAATGATTTTGAGTTCTGCAATGTTGGAAGAATAAAGTTTATCAATAAACTTTTCAAACTTTTTAGTGTCAGACTTTTTACGAACAACAACCTTTACGATCTTGTTTTCGTACTCACGAGTATCAAATGTTTGATAGTTAGTGTCCTCATAATAAATGTTATGGAACATCTTATAAGGATTGTTTACATGCTCGTGAGTTATCGTTTCAGTATCAAAAATAGTGAATCCACGAGTATCACCAACATCAGTCCAGTAGATCTCATAGGGATTTCCTAAGTAAAAGACCGTTCCATCATTCGATCTAGTGTGATAGTGTCCCGAGTAGACTCTAGTGAACTTATCAAATAGTTTGCCCTCCAGACCGTGCTCCATGACGATTTGCTTATTAACTCTAAATCCCTGGAGTTCAAGGTGCCCCATCGCGCACGGGCAAGTTGTCTTTTTAATAAGTTTGAGAGTACTTTCCTCATTTTCTTGATTAATCCAGGGTATAAAAAGTGTTCGGAGATTATCGAGAATAACTTCAGTTGGTTCCGAATATACCGTCACATTATCATACTCACGCAAAAGTAAATCAACTGCATTTACATTATTAGTGTTCTTATAATAAGCCGTATGATTTCCTACAATTGTATGGACCCTTACACCCATTTCTTGAAGACGGTCATAGTAATTATTTTTTGCCCAAGATAAAGCAGAGAAATCAATTCCCTTACGACTATCAAAAGTATCTCCCATATCTACAACAGTAGTAATCCCTTGCTCTTCGAGTGTAGGGAAAAATACATTGTCGTAGAAATTTAGAAAATAATCATGAAAGAGTTTGGAATTCTTTCTCGCACCAAAATGTTGGTCTGTAATAATTGCTACTTTCATTCAATACCGCAGTTTGCTGTGAACTCCGTCCTTGATAGAATTATAATCGGAATAGTTCCCGCCGTCAATAGTGTTGTCGTCTGTGAAGACTTCCGAAAATCCAGACCTTTCAAGGATTTTATTTTTGATTTCCAATTGACGCTTTTCTCTTTGGATGCGACGAAGGAAAGCGTAGTGAATGATTTGAGTGAAGTATGCGAAAGGATTTTGTGACTTCTCCGGATTGAAATTGTGAATGTACTGAACACAATTTTCAATACCATCAGAAATCATATCTTCCTTGAACATGTAGTTCACGAAGTTTGGTTTAAAGGAAAGGTGATTCGCAATCTTTAAGAAACACTCTCCAATGTAGCGGGGAATAGGAGGTTTTGTATCCCAAGTCTTTGCACGGTCTTCTTTCGTTAATTCTCTGCCAAACTTTTTAATAAAAGTTATTTCAACATCTTCACGATATTTGATGATAGCAGCAAGGAACTCTTTATTATTGACATAATGCTCTGACCTTTTTCTTTTGGCCATGACTGCTGTGGTAATCATAAGTTTTTATCATTATTATGTATAGATTATACCACTTATACAAATGCTTGACAAGGTATTCAAAAGTTGATACAATTACCTTTGTGGAGGTTGATAAGATAAGCTTTAACTATTTTTATAGAGTTTCTCTAATATCTCTTTAGCATCATTGACATTAGAGATATAACCCATTTTACGACTGATTTTTGATTGATTTATACTTTTTTTATCAGATTGTCGTACATAATTTTGATACATCATTATTATTTTTATATCTGAAGATTCGGAAAGAGTTAATACATCTTCAAGATTTATTAAAAACATATCTTCCTTTGTTGTTTTTAACCAAGGTTCTATTTTATATCCAACAACTCCCATTCTAGTAGTAACTTCGCTTAAAACAATGGGATTTGAAATAATCAATATTGTTCGATCTTCTTCTTCAGAGGCAGCAACTTTAGCAAATATTTCTTCCCCTGTTTTTAATTTTATTGTTGCATAAAAATCGTCTTCTATCATTTTTTTAAATTAATTGTAATTATATCGTAATTAAAATTCTCTTCATTATAGATCTTAATTCTTTCAATGAGATGATTTAGAGTATAATTTTTTCTTGCGTTATATGTACAGTCATCAGCGATATCATAAAGTGTTGCTTTTACTTTGTCTTTTCCTTTTCTAAGAACTCGTCCAATGCTTTGAAGATTACGAATTCTTGATTTGCTTGGTGAGGCAAAAATAACATTATGTAAATTTTTGATGTTGATTCCGGTAGAAAAAGTTCCATAAGATGCAACAATAATTGCATTATTTTCTCTTTCTGTAATTTCTCTAACCAATTCTCTTTCTTCAGCGTCAACTCCACCATGAATAAAAAATACTTTACGATCATTTCGCTTATTAGTATTTATCTTTTCAAATAAGATAGCTCCATGCGCTTCTACTCTTGAAAATAAAATAAGGGTATTTCCTTTTAAATCTAATGCAAGATTTGTAATAAATTTATTTCTTTGTTCATGAGAAATTAAATATTGAATCTCATCTTCATAAGTTTCAAATTTTTGTGGATTATGTTTTAAAACAATACACTGAATATCTAATTGTGATAAATGACCTTGCCTCATCAATTCATCTGTTTTGGTAACTTTATAAGATGGACCAAATAACCCCTCTAAAACCCATTTATGTGTTTGTGTTCCATCAAGAGTTCCAGTAAAACCAAAACGATATTTTGCATGATGAAGTTTGGTCATAATTTCTATCAAGGATTTGCTCTTGAAAAGATGAGCTTCATCGCCTATAATTACATTATATTCTTCAAAAAAAGATCTCTCTAGTTTATAAACAGACTGCCAAGTTGTGATCGTTACAGAATATTCATTTGTTTTTTCTTTACCCGAATAAATACGGTGACAATATGAATCAGCATCCCAACCATAGTCTTGGAAATCCTTGTACATCTGCTCTACCAAAGATGTCGTTGGAACAACTAGAAGAATTTTTTGTCCTTTATCTACATAATACCTTACGAGGGAATAAATCATCAAGGATTTTCCTGAGGCTGTGGGTGATATCAATAATTTTCGGTTATGTCGTAGAGCATCGTATACTCCCTCTACTTGATACTCCCGTGGAGAATGAGCACAAATAGATTTCATATAGTCTTTTACACCTTCATATGAAATATTTTGATTTATTTCGAAAGGTTGTCCGTAAAATTTGTTATCTTCAAACTTATAAGAATATCCGTATTGATTGCAAAAATTTACAATTTTATCTAAGAGACCAACATATATTTGTTTCGATCTCATATCATATAAATGAATTTCTCCATTCCAATTTCTACCTCTATACTGAGGCATAAATTTTGCATTAGGAACCTCAAACTTAAAGTGATCTCTAAGTTCATACTCAATATGAGGTTCTGTATTGATTTTTAAAAATACTTCGTTTGATTTAGAAATAATAAGATCGGTTGTGTTCACGATGATTCATTCATCTGTGAATATTTATTTACCCTAGTCCAGCGTTAAATCTCATAAATTCAATTGCATTCTTGATTTGATATGTTCTATTTTGAATCATTTTTAAAATGCTTTCAATATAAACAAGCATAGTGTCATAATAATCTATTTTCAAACAAACAGTTGACAATTTTTCATCGGCATCCAAATATTTTTGCATAGTGTCTTTATCCCTGATTTTTTTGGGAAATGGATTTTCCACATAAACATCAGGATCTGCCTTCCCAGAATAGTATTCATATCTTTCATGTCTAATATTTCTTTTTTGTTGTTCTGCTTTTTTTCTCAACAAAAAAATGGTATTGTATAGATCAAAATATTTTGCGTGAAGGATGGGAATATTTGTAGATTCCGTATGAAGATTATCCATGTCAATTTTGGAGTCCTGCTCCCACATTTTTTGAATAGTATCAAGATCAAAACTCATAAAGGATCGCCATTCAAATCTGTAATATTAAACATAGTATACTTGAAAGATACTTCTGCTGTAAAGTATTGAATGTCTGTTTCTGTAGCATCAAATTGTAATGTAGTCAAATTATAAGGAAACAAGTCTCTAAATTTTATTTTAAAGTTTGCATTTTGGCTGCTTGTTAAAACAGTTAAAGTTCCATCCGAATACAGATTCATCAATCCTTTTCTTGGTTGATTCATATTTGGATTTGAAGTTTGTAATTCGTATATTTCTTCCAAGGATTCGGGAAATCCAAGACCACGAATCCAGTTTGAAATTTCAGTGTAATTCGTCAAATCCTCATCAACTAAAAACCTAAGAGTGAAATCTTCAAACTCTATCTTTTCCCCAGGTTGAGGTATGTCTCTCAAATATGATGGTTGATTGGCAATTCCTAAAGTTAATCCAGGTATATTTGCAGAATTACTAAAAAAGGCAACTTTAGGTGCTCTATTTAAAATAAATTTAAATCCAACAGGTGCTAGAAAATTTCTATTCTGTATTTGATTCTTAAATGAGTTGGTCGTCATTTTTTTAAATATTTAGATAAAAAAAGAGACCCTTTTGGGGTCTCTCGATAATCTTATGTGATATTGATCACATGAGGTTCTTAACAGCAACTCTTCTGTAGTAGCGGTTCTGGTTGGTCTGAAGACGACCGAGACCCTGATTGGTTCCTTCTGCAAATGGGTTAGCAACAAGACCATAACGGGTCTTAAAGCCAATCTTAGGCTGGAAGGAGTTCTCACCAACGGCACGAACCATTTGGAGAGGAACATAAGGACAATAGAAGAGTCCAGCGTCATAAGGGGAAGCACCCTTATAACCAACAACATAATACTGGTTACCTGGTGAGGTGTTACCCGCAGTGAGGTTAGCAGAATATGGGTCAATGTAGACGCGGAATTTGCCCATTAGAGTACCAGCAAAAGTATTGCCGGTGTCATCAACAGACAGATTAGCGTTAAGTGCAGGGGTGTAGTCTAGAACACCAGCCATGGTTAGTGCTGAAGCAACATCAGCAGAACACATGATGATGTTACCCTTTCCGCGACGAGTTCTTTGTGCGATTGCGTTAGCATCACGCTCGATTTGGAATAGGAGACCCTTGAACTTCTCAACTGACCAACGACCGTTGGAGTCAACATCGAGGTCGAAGATACCAGCTGTTGCAGTGTTTTGAACAGCACCCTGTTCAGCAACCTTATAGATGGTTCTGATAACTTCGCGGTTGATTTCAGCAAGAATCTCAGTTGAGAGAATGTTTGCTAATTCCGCTTCAGCATTCAGACCATGGATTGCCTTGAGGTCTTGAGCGAGTTCTAATGAGTACTCAGCTTTCAGAGCGCGTGACTTTGCAGTAACAGTGACTTTCTCGATTGAGAATGCCATCTGGTTGAATGCATCACCAGCTGTACCATCAAGGTTTTCTGCGTCGCCAGTAACCATACCCTGACCTACATTGTAGGCGGTTGAGGTTGCGCTACCAACTGGGTTTAGAACTGATGGGTTGCTTCCTGCTTGTGCAGTAGTACCCATACCAACGCCAACTTCAGTAAATCCTGCAGCCTCATCAAAACCTGCGTCTTGACCGGAGAATGCAGTATCTACTTCATTGAAGAAGGTTTCAGTTCCGCTTTGGTTGGTATAGCGGGAACGCATTGCGAAGATAAGTCCAGTAGGACCACTCATTGGTTGAACGCCAGCCAGGTCATAAGCGACCAGGTTGGGCATTGAACGACGAATGAGTGAAATCAGAACTGGATCAAAACCTGCAGTAGGACCACCAGCAGCGGAACCGCCACCGAAAGCACCACTAGCACCAGCAGCATTACCGCTGTTGGTTGGTGACTCCATGAGCATACTCATGGAACCGTTGTCGAAAGCAGATTGCTCTCTTAAAAATTTTTCTTGGTTTTCGAGCAGGACAGCGGTTACAGCTCTACGATGAGAATCTTTGATAGGGTCGATACCCTGATAATCTAGTAGAGGTGCCCACTTTTCCTGCAGATGCTCAGAATGGAACATTTGCGTTTACCTTTTTTACTAAAGTGATTTTTGGGTTTGATTAATATTAAGTTCAGTTTTTGGCGACTGCCTGAAGAGTTCTTAGGTAGGTAGCCATTTGACCGGAAATTACTTCAGGTGCTGGATCCATACCATCCGACAAAGTTTCAGTTCTGGCCTGTGGAGAAACTACTCTTGAAGGAAAATATGATTCCTTCAAAGTCTCCAGCTTTTCACGATATTTTGCTTCACTTTCAAACTCAACACTTTCGGCAAGTGAAGCGAGCTTGTCTTTCTGAGTGTCTGCTAGACCTTCAGCGACTTCTTCAAAGATTCCATCAGCAACCGACTCTGCGAGACGCTTGTTAAGTGAAATGTTCTTCTCAATTTGCTCGTTGAGTTTTGTCTCCATTTCATCAAGTTTTTCTACCATGCTTTCAAGCACATTATATTTATCTTCAGGGATTGATACATAATGTTCTTCAAAAAGACCCTTCATTCCTGCAAGGAATGATTCGGTCATTTCGGTCTTAAGACCGCTTTCAACTGCAAGAATATTTTCTTGCATCCACTCTTCAGATACATACTCAAGGTATGCATCTACGCGCTCCGAAAGTTCAGTTTTAATTTCTTGAACTTCTTCTGCAAGAGCAGCAACATACTGCTCTTCAAGTGCTTCTTTAATATCAGAAACTTTGGAACGAAGAGCAGCTTCAAAAATGGTTCTTGCTTTTTCTTGGAACTCTTCGGAGAGTTCTTCGCCAGCAAGCAGAGCATTAACATCTTCTTCGATGCTAAACTCTTCTTCCATTTCTTCTTCTTCTTCTCCTTCCTCTTCTTCCTTCTTTTTGCCTTTCTTACCGCCTTCTTCTTCCTCTTCTCCTTCCTCTTCTTCCTTAGCGGCTTCTAGGAGCTCTTCATCTTCATCATACTCAAGTTCTTCATCTTCCTTAACACCTTTCATTGCTTCCGCAGGTTTAGCACCTTTGTTGACAACATCCTTAACTTGCTTAAGGGTTCCTCCAGGTGTTTTAAGTTTTGCAGAATCATCATCTGGACGGTAGTTGGAAGGATCTGGACCTCCAAGATCTTCCCATCCGCCCGTTTGTCCATCAGGAATATTGCCTGATAGGTTTGGCATTGCTTCTCCAGCCTTTGCATTTGCATTAACGGCGGTTTTGGATTGCTTAGTGCCTACTTCCATTTCTTGTAAATCTCCACGAGACATTTGAACTCTCCGATTAACCTTAGTAATTTAATCTATATTTATTTATAAATTAATAAATTACAATGAATTTAAAAACTCATTGAATAATTTAATTTTATGTTCTTCTAGTATTCTTTGATCAACTAGAGCATTAATTTTTCTTTTGGTATTCTCTGCTAATTTCTCTCGCAAAATACCACCATCCCAAATCCACTCTTTACCTTCCATAATTCCCTGAACAAAAGCGTCAGGTGCAGAAGGATCTGCAACAATATCTGCTGCAGTTGCAAGCATAAAATCTTCACCAACTTCTTTAAATCCTTTAGTATTTTCTCTTAAAGAACCAATTCCACGAGATGAAACACCAAGAGTCACTCCATCTTTGAGAAGTGATTCGGCAATTTTACCCATTGGAGTGGATAAAATTTGTGCCTTACCAATAAAGTTATTACCACTTTGCTTGAGTTCTGTAATTTTATGAGAAACTCTATCAAGATTTACAGTAGGTCCATCTGGATGACCTAATTCGCCAAGTGCTCTACCTTTTTGAACATAATTTTCATTATAACGGTTAACTTCTCTTTCCATAATTTGGAAAGGATACATTCTACCATTACGATTAACACATTCACTTTGGAGGAAAACTCCCTGAATATAAAGTTGTTTTTTACCACCTACAGTTTCGGTGATAACTTCTACTTTTTCTACTTCTTCTCTGATAAGTTTCATCATGCTTGTCCTGAGATTTGTACTTGTTGGTAATAAAGAGTTCCTGAACCGACACCATATGCAGAAACTTTATTTGAAATCGAAACACTAGCATCTGTTGGGGCAAATGCAGTTAAAATTCCACTAGAGTTATTATCTACGGTCATTCTTGTTTGATAATAACCATTTATACCGGCACTCGTATCAACTGACAAAACTTGTTTATGAGTGAAATCATAATATGACTGACCACCAACTGTTAAAGATACATAATCACCAACCCCAAATGGAACTTGAGTTCCTTCTGGAACAATAATAGTTGTTGTTGTACCTGTAGTAACTCCAACAACTTTATTTGATGCTTTAGTCAATGCAAGAGTTTCTGATCCACCAGAAGAAATATAATAATCAGTGGAAGTTGCTGAAGGATTTCCTCCCACAGAAATATGAGCTGCTCCTCCAACAGCAACCACTCTCAAAACACTTGATTGTACTGAAAATGCAGATGATGTTGTTGCAGCACCTGCAGTAAATGTAAATGAGGAACCTGCCCCAACTGGTCTGTGAGCCATTATTTTTAATAATACACTTTTAGTTATTTATTATTTAATCAAGTTAAGTCATAAAAACTCAAAGCACCAATACAATTTCCACTTCCAGAAATTGCTCTAACTGCTAATGTAAATGTGTCACTAACTTTTGCTTGAGTTCTTCCAAGTTGTAAATCCCAATTATATTCTGTATTTTCGTTTAAAGCAGTTGATGCTTTATTTGCAGATGAAATATATTCTGCTCTAACAACTGTTCCACCAGACATAGAAGTTGCAGTTGTATTTTGCTCCACATTTGGAGATGAAGAATTTACCCAACTTCCGCCACTGAGAGTTGCATTTTTAATGAGAGCGACTTCATAATAAACTGATGTTGCACTATCTGGAAGTGCATTAATTTGATTCGGAAGAATAACTGCATCTTCTCTTCCTGCTTTGAGACGAATACTTACAAGAGGAATAAAAGTTGTAGATGCTACTGAAACTAGTGCATCTTGTCTTGCTACATCTGATGCAACCCTTTTTTCATAACCACCATTAGATTGAATAGAAACGCATATCTGTTTCATTGTTGATGTAGATGTTGTGACTCCAGTGTTTAATATTTCATATCTAACTGGAAGTGTAGCAGTTGTCATATATGTACTATTAATTGTATTTGCATGATTAAAGATATGAGTAATATGAAAATTACCATCCTTATTTACAAATCCGCAACGAACTGCACCAACACCTAACCACTCATATTCGGTGAACATAATTTGTGCCATTGATAAATCCAATCTATGTCCACTTGAATTTTTAGATGTTGTTCCCACTCCAACACCATCATAAGTATCAATATTCCATTCGGATTGTGGAACTTTAATTTCTGTGCTAATACCAGATCTTTCAGTTCTCATTACCCAGTATACTGTGGTAATTCCAGTAGAATCAGTTGCTTGTTCTAAAACTACGCCATTTGTTGATGATGCATAACCAACTCTTTGAGTAAGATTTGCTTTTGGTGATGCCATTACAAATGTTTGAAAAACTTGTAATGCTTTACCAGGTTGATATGAAAATACTCTTTTACTTTCTCTTACAATAGAACAACCTGCAGTAGTACCAATTCCTAATGTTGCAGTACTTTGATGTGTTATAATTCCAACAGTAGATCCTGCTCCAAGAATTACATCATCAAAATCACCATCTTGAGAATATCTATGAGTTGAGTCAAAAAGAGTAAATGGTTGTGATACTTTTAATCTACCAAAAAGATCTCCTGAAAATCCTTGACCTAATGGATCAAAAATATTTCCAAATTTATCTGCTTGTAAAAAAACCTCAAAAAGACTTCTTTCTTGGTTCAAATAATCTTGAGTATTCTTATTCCACTGAGCCATTTATCAATCAATCCATTCTAATTTTGATGGGTGGTATCTGCTTGCTTTTTTAATATTGCAGTTCTTTTCTGCAATTGGATAAATCTGGTGAACAATTGCACCTGGATATTCTGCTTGCAATTCTTCACCTAAAGATTGTTTTGATGGAATACCAGTTCTGCTGGTCAATTCCATCCTATAAAGACTTCCATTCCATACTACATCTGCAACATATCCTTCACCAACTGATTGTTGTTCTGGTTGAGAAGAATTGATGTAAAGATTTCCGTTAAAATCTCCGGAAATATTTACTGATTCTGAGATGAATTGTTGAAATGATTTCATTGTTCCTCTTCTACTTCTCCAGAAAACATTGAAACTGCAACAGAAGGTCGGAAAGAATCTATTTTTTCTGCTGATTTTGTGAATAAAAGTTCTTTAATTTTGTCGCTAATCTGAGAAGGTGATTCGTCAGAGACAATCATATCCATAAGATCATCCATTTTTAATAAACTCATAAGTAATCTCTAGTATTTATTAAATTTCTCCACCCTTAGGCATTTCTGCAATTTTACCACTTGCTTCGGTGGCAGCACCTTGAGCATCTAAATTTGGTTCCATCACTGGTTGTCCCAAATTCATTCCTGCAGGTTGTTGTCCAGGTTCTAATGGCATACCTGTCATTGGATCTATTGGTGCATTTGGATCTGGAATAATACCATCTTTAATTTCTTTTTTCATAATTTTATCCTGCTCAAGAATTTCTTCATCAGTTTGACGAAGAATCTTTCTTCTCAAATAATCTTGAGAAAAATACTTTCCAACATAAGGTTCTGCAATCTGAACCATATTCAATCTTTCATTGAGTAACTCAGCATCCTTGAGTTCAGCAAAGTGATTATCATATAAGAAGTCATATTGAATATGCTCACTCATAATTTCCCAGTCTTCTGGAGTGATAATATTTTTGAGAATCAATTGCGTTCTCAACATATCATGGAACATGTATGAGAATCTTTTTCTCAAACGAGCAACAAACTTGCTAAACTTAACTTCATCTCTCAGAATTTCTGATGACCGACCAAGATTAAATCCACCTTCTCCATCCATTCTTGATGGTGGGACATTTAGTGAACGATAAAGTTTCTTCTTAAAATATTCAATATCTGTAATCTCTCCAAGGTTTTGACCACCAGGAAGTGTAGAGATTTCAGTTCCTCTACCACCTTCTCTTCTTGGGAGCCAGAAGTCCTCAAGCATTGCCATGAATTTTTTATCATCGCGAATTTCTCCGGTGCTTGCATCATATACCAGTTTATTGCGATAACGCATCATAACATCACGAAGATATTGTTCCGCCTTAACCTTTGGTAGATTACCTACATCAATATAAAAAATTCTTCTTTCTGGCGCACGAGACAGACGATAAATTACCAGTGAGTCTTCAATCATTCGCAGTTGATTGAGGGACTTGATTGCTTTATGAAGATATGAAAGTGTTGATCCCTTATTCCTATCTACAAGACCTGAGGTGCAATATGTGATAGAATCCTTTGACATTTTAATTCCAGTATTTCCACCTAAAGAAGATGGATTTGTGGTTGGATATGTCATCTTTGGATTATAGATGAAATATTCCTCAATTTCAGGAAACTCATAATCCATTGGATTATCAGCATTTATATTAGACAGTCTATATCTGTTGTTATCTTTCTCATTCTTTTTATGTTGTCTCACATAACGCATTTTAATTGCGTCTATGTAACGAAGTTCTTGAATTCCTTCTTGTGGATTCTTTAGATCAATTACTTTGTGATAAAATAACCTTCCATCAATATACCAATTCCTATAAATTTCGTGAGATTTTTTATCAAAATCTAAAAGTGATAAAATATGTTTGAATTCTTGTCGTATTTTATTCTTAATACCATCACTAGCGTTCAGATTTGAAAGTTCAATTTCTACTGGACTGTCATTTGTATCCGACACTATGGCTTCATTTACAATATCTTCAATGGCACTATCACACTCTGGATGAAGTGCCATTTCACGATATCTTTTAATTAAATCAAATTCAGTTCTATAAACACCTTCAATATCTACATATGAACCAAAAAAACCACTACTCAAGTAGTGGTCTGACCCATCCTCATTATTTGGAGGAACGGGAGAGACCGTACTTGGAGATAGTGGTTCATTATCCTCAATAGAGAATCCAAATAATTTTGACATGATTTATTGAAATTGGTTTCTGACTATTTATCAGCTAATTTGAACACCAGTTGCATCATTTCTAGCTGGACCTTTTCCTGCACTCCAGTATTGAACTTGGAACTCTACAGTATATTCTTCAATTGCATCTGAAGAATCATATGAAAGATCAATTGCAGAAATTGCAGTTGGGAAAATTCCATCAAATTTGTAAGTTCTTAATGGAGTAACATCAACAGAAGGTTGTGCAGCACCACCATTATTTGTGGTAGAAAATCTTCCCTTATCATATCCTCTGCCAAGTTGGTGTACAAAGGCATCGGTCATATAGGAACTTGGATTAGTAGCACCGCTATTATTATCAAGTTTGCTGATATTATTCATCCACAATTCAAAAGCACTTCTTAATTGGAAATCTTCATCATTGATGATAGTGACTGTCCAAACATCGAAGGTTCTATCACCCGCAACTTTCAAAATTCTACCTCTAAAAGGTACATCAATTGAAGCAATATTTGAAGCAGGAAGAGCAGCTGCTTTACATAGAAACTTAAATGTTTCTATTTGATTGCTACTACCAGTTTTCCAAAAATTTGTTAATGGAGCTGGGAAAGATGGTATTTCAACTTCAAATAGATTAGGTCTTGCGCCACCTCCAGCAAGTCTTTCTTTAAAACCTGTGATTGTTCTGAGAGTAGACATTTTTTAGTTCCTCCTTTTGATTAATTTAAATTAATTAAACTCTACCAGCAACTTCTTCAAAACTTACGCCTGTGCGCGTCGCTACAAATGTTAGAGTAACATAGTTAATTGATTTTGATGGTTTGAGGAAGATGTCTGCCCTAAACTCATTGTTGTCAATGACATCTGGAGTGTTGTTTGTTTCGTCGCAAATCACTAAGAAGTCGTAAATACCTCTCTTTGCTTGTACATCGCGAAGATATGGTTCAACAATATTTACAAAGTTTGCCCTTGTAACTTGATCGTTGATTTCAAATAGTTGTGCTTGAGAAGCTTTTTCTAGAGATTGTTCAATGGTTAGGAACAATCTTCTAACATTAATTCTATCAAATGCTGAGGCATATGCTAGAGCAGTTTTATCGCCAAAGAGGTAAATGCCGATACCAGGTTGACTGATAATTGAGTTAACTCTGGAAGTGTAAAGCAGATCTCTTTGTGGTTTATTTGGATTATATGCAAGTTTAATTGCATTATTTAATACACCTCTTTGCTGACCAGCTGGTGAATACCATGGGAAGGAATTGATATTCGTTCTCATCATTAGACCAGCAATGTCTGCATTGCATGGTACATATCGGAAAAGGTTATTAAACCTATCATAAGTGTACTTATATCCACTATCAAATACTGCATAAGATGAAGAGGAAAGTGCGCTGAAGAATCTAACTATGTTTGTTGTTTGTGTAGTAGTATTTGATAAATTAACTACGCCATCTCTGTGAGGAGAAATTACAGCAATACAATCTTTTCTACCTTCAGCAATTGATATTAACTTATTAGCTTTTGCTTGAGACTCGGATTCATTTGTAAGTCCAGGACCGTTGATCAGAAAATCAACCTGAACATCATCTTTGTTGGCAAAAAGATCATATGCAGTAGAAATATTTGATAAAGTCGCTTGCATACCACCAGTAGAAGAATAATCAACACCACCAACAAGAGTGTAGGTTACATTTCCAATTGCACTATAAACTATGTTTTGTGCATCTTGTCCCCAAAGACCTTGTGATGTTGTATATGGGGTGTAACCCGAAGAGAATCCAGTTGCTTTTGGAGAGGTTCCATGATAAGAATCCGCACCATTAGATGGATTATATCCAGCATAAATGTAGGATGAGAAATTTGATAAGAAATTTTTATACCAAATTTTCTGGGGGGAGTTTACGGAAGATACCGAATCTGCCGCTTTTGAAAGACTTAAATGCTTTTCAAGAACATTTCCCTGAACTCCAGTAATTGCGCCAGTATCATCAACGATTGCGATATGCATCGCATCATTCTTACCATTTCTCTGAATTGAATAATTATTTGAAATTGGCTTTGGAGCTATGGACTTCCAGTAAATTATAGAGTTTGTTAAACCAAGAGTTTGCTGATCATACCAATCTAATGCAGTAGCAACTGTAGATGTACCAGCAGTGGAACCTGAATTATTGACAAAAGTGAGAGTGTCTGATGCTTGGAAAGAATCTATTTCACTTCCTTGAGCATATGTTGTTGCAGTCTCCGTATTAGCGGCGGATACTCTGGATAGAATCTTTACATCTATACTACTGTTACCATTTGTTGCATCAGTAGTTACTCCAGTAATAATACCTTTTAAGTAACCATTAAATACGGATGTTGAACCTGCTCCAGCAAGAACTGCATTGCTAATTGGGGTTGTTATACCATATCCAACAATTGCTCCAATTGAACCTGGATTAGTTGATGCAATGGTAATTCTCTGATCTGCTAGATCGTCAATTAAACAAACTTTTAATTTGTTTCCCCATGATCCTGGGTTTTTTGCGGAAAATGTGAAATTTGTTGCTGTTGCCCAGTTAGCATTATAATCTTCATAATTTTTAATCTTTGCCGAAGAAGTAGAAGCTGCGCCAACTCCAGCATTTGCATTATTTAAAGTAGCACCATCTGTTCTCACAACTTTCAAGATACCACCGTATGAAAGATAAGATGAAGCACTCATCCAATATTCATATTGAGCATCAGTTGAAATTGGTTTGCCGAAAGTACTAATTAACTCCTGTTCGGTATTAATATCAATTGCTTGCTCAACTGGTCCGATTGCAAAGGGTCCAGCAATTGCACCAATATTATCTAATACATTTTCAGCTCTCCCGACTGTTAAATCAACTTCCCTAGTAATTACACCGGGAGACAATTGAGGAGTCGCCATGTTTTTCTCCGTAATCTCAGTTTATCTAAAAAATATTTATTAAAAAATTGATTTACATATACTCCCACATGTAAGATCTATCCCCATATTCATCTACGAACCATCGATCGCCATCCGAGTCAACAAAACTTTCATTATCTAGACCATCAGATATAAACCCAAAAGGCGACATATCCTGTTCAATTTGATTTTTTTGTTCTTCATATAGTCTTTTTCTTACATCTTGATCCGTAAGTTCTTTAAAATAGTCTTGAGCAACCAACCAGGCATAAATGACCAAACACATTGCAAGGTCATCATTGCATCCTTCTTCTGCTTCAAATGAATTATGTTTTTGAATAAAAGTGGTTAGCTCACTAATTATTTCATAGTCATTTAAATATAATTTATTTTCTTCAATCATAGTCTTTAAATTAAGACATCCAACTTTTTTTACAGTTTTAGACATCTTAACGCCTAGTTGAGTTTTCTTTCCAGAAAAACCTTGCCCTACAATTTGACCCGCTCTACCTCTCATAGAGCACATAAGCAAATTATTATATTCTAAATCGTATTGAAGAATACTTGCAACTTGATCTCCAACATCATTTACTTCACATAAAATATATGCACTATTATATGCCACTGCTGTTTCCTGAATGATGCTTGGGAAGAGCATTGGTTTTATTTCATTGTTTCTATATTTTGCAACAACTTTATGTGGAAATTGTGTTATATCAACTACGGTGAAGGCAGAATAATCATTTCCAACACCTCTAGCAACATCAACAGTAATTAAATAATCATGATTTTCTTCTGGATCAACATAAACATCCAACCCAGCACTACGTGTTTTGGGATGATCATAAACTAAAGATCTCAGTTTGCTTGGTGCAATAAGAGTATCAACAGACCCTAAAAATTCACATTCAAACTCAACTTTGAATTGTTGTTCACTTGTATTTGCAATAGTCTGGGCTTTCCATGCTTCGTCTCTACCTGGAACTTCCGACCAATGAACATCAGTGAAAACATATTCATTTTTACCTTTCTCTGCATCGTGCCACATTCGGTAGAAATGATTCATACCATGTGGAGTAGAAACTATAATAACTTTAGTTTGTTTACCAGAAGTAATTGTTGGATATACCGAGGCAAAGAATGAGTCTGCAATATGATTTGGAACGAACGCAAATTCGTCCAAGAATAGAATGTTAAATGACATTCCTCGAACAGCAGAAGCTGATGTAGATGCTGCTAAAATCTTGGAACCATTCTCAAGTTCTAGAGAACCTTTATTCCAAGATATAATTCCTTGCTGCATCCACTTGGGTAAGTTTTCATAAGCGGTCTGTAACCTATCTAGGAGCTCCCTGGCAGTCGCTGCTTTGTTTGCAAGGATACCTATGTTAACATTGTCGTTAAACACCGCATAGTGGAGCAGGAAAGACACTACGGTAGTTGACTTACCTGTTTGCCTAGGCATCTTACAGATATTAAATCTGTGGTTATGGAAATTATTAATTAATTTCTCTTGGAAGTGATATGGTTTAAAAGTTTGTAAACCATGATCCAAGGTCACAATTTTTACATAATTATTTGCAAAATAAACTGGGTCATCCTTACACTTAACAAATTCAAGAATTTGTTCTTGGGTAAATTCAATTGGCGTATTTGCTTTTTTTAGAAGCGGATTACCAAGATAAACATCATTTGACATAATAAACTCTACTTATTAGTTACAATTCCAACGACGAAGTGCTTTATTGATCCTTGAATCTGGATCCCTTGCGGTTTCTGCTGAGGTTAATCTTTTTTTCATTCCAGACATACGACTGCAAAAATTTTTTCTCCTCTGCGCTCTTTTTCCTGTTGGATTTTTTTCAGTTACTGCAGTTTGAAGTTTTGAACCTGGATTCTCACGACGATAAGCATTTACTGCTTTTTGACTAAGACCATCAGTTTTATCTTTACGATTTACTGATTGCCAATCTTCATCAATTTCAACTTCTTCTCCCATAGTTTTTACATAATTTTTACTTGGACCTGGTTTTGCTGCACTGCCTCCCTGAGGTCCAAATGCTTGAATTAATGGTTGTCCTGGTTGAATCTCGGAAACTGAATGGTAAACAACCATTGATCCCGGATAAACTTTTTGAAGTTCGCTATTAATTTCTTTTCTTGAAGGAATTTTTACCTGGGGGAAAAACATCTTCATTGCATAATATTTACCTCTCCAAGAAAGAGTGACTGCAATCACATTGCCAGTTTGCGCCTGAAGTCTTGTTGCTTCATCTATTTCTATTTGAGTCTTAAAACCTTTAATTGGTTCTGGTTGAATTAAATCAACAACTTCCGCAAAAGTATTCCCTTCAGCATCCTCTATGGTTACATCTTCCGCCTTTACGCAGTTTGGATAACGCTTTCCAAACATTGTTTTCATACCTTTCTTTTTATAACCAGGCCAACATTTTTCTACCACAAATTCATTTGTAATTTTATCAACTAAGGTTTGTTCTTTAATTTTTGGAAGTTCTGGAGTTGGACCCAATTTTTTAGAAGCAACTTCCTTTTCTCCTCCAACACCGCTTTTTGCTAAAGACCTTATTTTTTCTCTTTTTCTTGCAGTTTTATGTGATGACGGATCAATGGTAAATCCAAAAGATTCTTCCATTTCTCCACTTGCAACATAATCTGCTGCAGTATCAATATAATCTGCTGCTTTGGTAATCTTTGATTGAACCCATGCTTCTAAAGATCCTTCACCTTTACCTACCTTCTTTTCAAGTCTTTTAGCAGCATCAATAATATTTTTAAGTTCAGATCTAGCCATTGAATATTCTTGATCTTTTACAGAAACCTTATCCCATGCTTTTTCGCCATAAGAACATTCAGATCTTGTTTCTCTTTTATCACATAAAGGACAATATCTTTCTTCTTCATGTGCAGTTTCTTCTGATTTAGTCCCCCAATTTGCAGCACCAACTTTACGGCATTTTACTAATGCTCCAGATGCATATGCACTAGGCCAAACATCATATCTAGATTTTACTTTATGATAACAAGCGTCCTTTTTTCCACTACCTTTTCCTTTTTTATCAGATTCTTCATTCATTTTTTTCTTCCTTCCTTGACAATGAGCTCTCTGAGAAAATCCTTTAGGGTTGTCACAATCTATAGATTTTTTATATTTATCGGACCAATCTTCTTTAACAGATTTTTCTGGTTTATCTGTAGAAACATATGTTGGTTTTGCAGCTCCTGTTTTTTGCTGCTGACCTGGATCTGCTGCTTTTTTTCTTCTTGCTGCAGAAAGTCTTTGTGCTTTAGTCATACTTGCTCTTTTTGATGAAGAAACACATTTTGGTGTTCCCTCACCTGGTTCATCGCTTGCACAAGTTCCACCAGTTACAACATTTACCCATCCAGATTTTCCATCCTTTGATTTGGATTTGCCAAACCAATCGCGAAGACCTTCTTCAGTAACATCTTTAAATTTTTTGTGGTGCTTTTTAGCATCTGCTTCCATTTTTTTCAAACGAGTATAATAATCTGGAATTTCGTCGAGATGTTGTAAAGCAATATCACGGGCAAGATCGTGGTCTTTAGTATGCTCATGCTCAATTGGTTCTCCCATATCAAGTTGTCTTTGTATAAAAGAAACATCAAGACGATGTTTCTTTGCAATTTGCTCAACTGTTTTATGGGACTTAAATTTAGACATCGACCGATAGTATTTTTTCTATTTATTGGTCTAGAGACCCTTCAGAACTTTGTTGTTTTAATAACTTTGCTAATTCTGCAGTAGAACCGACAAAAAGTGCATTATTTACTGTAGTTGGACCTTTTGGTTTGTCTTCTTCAATATCTTTTATCTTCTTTTGCAAGTCCATTAATTTGTCTGTTGCATCAGCAACATTTTTAATTAACTGTCCCGCAACTTCATATGCTCTAGGCATTTCACTTTCTTGAGCTAATTCTAAAATACCATTAATTGCTTCTTGACCTTTCTCAATCAATGAATACAAGTTACCTCTAGTGTATTCATAATCTTTTTTTATGTCGTTATTTGCATTATTAATGGTTTCTATTTTTTCTTCAACTACTTCTGGATTTTTTACTATCTCAGTAGAAACATTAAAAGTTTCATTTAAGTCTTTAAATTTTTTTGTCATTTTCATGATATTGTACCACTAAATCCAAAATCATCTCCCACTTGTATTAGAGCGTCATCAGCATCTGTTATCTTTTTAACTGGAGAACCTAAAACATGAGCAGATGCAACAGTTTTATCAGCACCTCTTACAACGGTTAAAACATTACCAGTTTTTGATTTCACTAACATTTCTTCCTCATCAATGTAGATGTAAGTATTACTACTAATATTTGATGAGTCATTAACCGAAATTGATGTATCTGTTGCGGATACATCAACAGATAAATTAGTAGTTATTTGGCCAGTATAATTTTTAGTTGCTCTAGGTTCAACACTGTAAACAATTTCTCTTGTTGGAGTTTTTGTAGTATCTCCAGAAATAAGTCCAATAGAAACTCTTCTGATAACATCCGAAGAAGCAGAAGAAATAGGACCAAAAAGATATGTTTTTGCAGTAAATCTCAAAGTATAAATTAATGATCTTCTAGTAGAAAAGTCACCCTCATAATCATCGGACATTGAAATACTATTCAATACAACGGGAATATCTCTTTTTTCCCCAATTTGTTCTACTAAGTCAATTGTCATCGTATAAGCTGGTTGAAAATATGGTAAAATTTGCTCAATAATTTGAAGCATATCATCATTCAACTTAGTGAATATACTAACTTCAAAATCTAAATTATATGGAACTGGTAAATATGACTTTTTTTGTTGGGTTTTATCGGTTACTGAAGTTGTTAAAAATGTTTGAGTAGTTGTCGCTTTTCTTGATGAATCGTATGACAATCCAACCAATTCAAATGACATTCTAGGTAAACTTATTTGAATTGGTTTATTGAGGTCTGGTGATTGCTCAATTCTTGCTAAAAATTTCTGTGTTGGTCCATATGCCAAAGGAACTTTAATAACACTAACCGTGTTATCATTGTTATTTGTGTGTTTGATAGAAATATTGTTAAAAAGAGACCCAAAGGAAACTACAGTTCTTCTTAATATTTCGTGATAAAAATACTCAAACATTTTAAAAAAATCTATTTGGTAAATTCAATTTAGATATGAATTTAATTATTTATGGATTTCCGAATGGATTACTTTCAGTAAAGTCTATTATTAAATCAGATTCACCTTCTATCTCTTCATTTTGAGCATATGGATCTGTTTTATTATAAGAATCTTCAATTCTTAATTGATAAGAAGCTCCACTTTTTGCGCCAACTATTCTTTCTCCTGTTTTGAAGGTTCCAGATATTTTATGTACTTTTAATTCTTTAGTGACTGCGTTCCAAGAATTTACTTTTGCTGTTGTATTAGTAATAGATCCAGTTACCAATTCATTAAAAATATAAGTTCCGATTCCGGAAGTTGGTGAAGATTCGATAGTTATTGTTGGATTTGATGTATAACCTATTCCAGCATCTATGAGTCTTATCTGAGTTATTGATCCACTTGAGTTTATTACTGCATAACCTTTGGCAGTTGTTCCTATACCAGGACCACTAAAGGTGACTGATGGTGAAGTAGTGTATCCAGACCCACCACTTGTTACTGTAACTACTCCAACTATACCATTACCAATGACTGCTGTTGCTGCTGCTCCCGCACCGCCACCTCCGACAAACACAACACTTGGTGCCACTGTGTAACCAGCTCCAGAATTGCTAAGTTGAACTCCTTGAACTTTTAAGGAACTAGTTCCATTACAATCTATTAATCCACCAATCATTGTTGCAATACCAACTGCCGTAGTTCCTCCTGATGGCGCTGATGATATTGCAACTTTTGGTACGGATGTATAACCATTACCTCTATTTGTAATTCTTACAAATCTAATTCCACCATTTACTATAGTAGCAGCTGCTGTTGCAGTTGATGCAGATCCAACCAAAGTTAGTGTTTGAATGTATCCTTGATCTTGTATATTATCGTCTATTTGTTCTATAGTAGTATCAACAACTTCATCTTCATATCTAAACAATTCACATCTTAATTCGTATACATAATTTTTTTGAAGTTGATAGAATGGTTGTTCATGTTCAACATATTTAATTTCGAATAATCTATCCCCTAACGGAAAATAAATCAAATCTCCTTCTTTTGGTCTGGTTGATAATTTTACATCTGTCATATTTTTTATGAGAGGAGATATGTAATTCTCAAATCTCTCTTTAGAAATAATCAAATTTAAATCATCTAATTCTTGAATTCCAAATTTTGATAGTATAGTTCCTGCGCCACTATACCCTTCATAGCTATTAAGATATGCCTCTAAAGGAAAAGCATTTTGAAATTTTGATTCTATAACTTCCTTTATTATTGTTTTTTCTGTGATATATGCTCTTGGTAAATAATAAATTTCAACACCATACATCCTTAATTGTTCATTTATTAGATCTTGGATAAGATCTTGCTCTGTTCTAGATCCTTGAAGAAAAAATGGATTGAGCATATCTTATCCTATCATATCTAATGGTGGAAGTTCATAAGTGTTAGACATTTTTTCCATTAAAATGTCAATTTCTCTTTGAGCGTCATCGTACATTTGTCTGCCATTTAATTCAACTCCACCTGGAAGTTTGACTCCAGTAAATTTCATCATATTTTGTCCCCACTGTCTCTTGATTAATGATGTTAAATATGGTTTCACAAAAGAATCATTCCAAACTCTACTGTAATCATTTGGATCTAAAACTGAATAGCAATCAATGACAATGTATTGATTATTAGTTACAGTTGACCAATCAATATCTAAATATAATCTATCTTGTCTTTTGTTAAATCTAATTTGTTTTTGTGTATTGAGAAGAAAATCTAAATCTTCAAGGTAAGTTTTTACCATTGCATAAGATAATAGTTCTGTGCTACCCCAATAGTAAATATCATTTAAAAATAATTGATACTTTACGCTAAACATATTATGGGTAATAGTGTTAGCACTATCAAAAAGAAATATTTTATTTACACCTAATACTGATGGTGGAATTTGGAGATAATTACTATTTTCTTCATATGTAAAAGTCGTTGTTACCCCAACTATAGTTGTTGTAACACTTGTTGATGCTATTCCTACTGCAGGTCCGGTTCCACCTCTTGCTCGGCCCCTATTAATATCATTTTGATTTATCTTGTACTTATAAAATGTAGGATATACACCATCAAAATGTCTTTCTTGAAAAAACTGAATGGCGTCATCTACTAGATCATCAATTTGCTCATCCGCAACATTAATTTCTAAAACTGGTGCCCCCAGTTTTCTTTTACAATAATCTATTAGTTCTTGTCTAGTAGATGGTTGCGACATTTATCTTCTCTTTTAAAATATTTATGATTTAGATATTAAAAGTTGAGATACAACCTCTTGTTGCTTTAAATATAACTTATAATAACATTTAGCAATATTTTTTGCATCTTCAATATTAGATATACTATCTATTTCTGAAGCAACTTTAAAGTATTCAAAACTTTTGCTTAAATTTTCAAGTTCTATACTATCTGGATTCATTTAACAAACTCCTTAGTAAACTTTTTATTTCATCAAGATCACTTTTCATATTAGCAACATTTTCTTCAAGGGATTGTATTTTTAGATTCTCTTTTTCTTTTAATTTCTTTTGCAAAATATACGCATTGTAATCTGACATACTAGTATTAACTACCGCTTGAGTTTTATCGTCTCTTATTAAATTTGAATGGCCTGTAATTTTTGAATGACTCATAGTTTATCATGCTAAAGCAATAACTCTTAAATCTTTAACTCTAGGTGGATATGCTTGATTTGTTGAAGTTCCAACAAATTTAATACCAAAATATCTAAATGGTGGAAGATTATCAATTGTGAATTCATACTCCCTAAAGTCTAAAATATCACCATCAAATCCAATGACATCTGTTTTTGATACCATTTTATCTGGAGATCCATCATTGTTTGCTAAATTAATAATTTCTCCAGTTGAAGTTAAGTTTTTATATCCTGGGAATGGATAATAAATCATCTCCGAGTTTGGATCATCTGTAATTGAATAAAAACATCTGATATCATTTTGGGTATTAATATAAGCATTCATATAAACTTTAATAGATGATGCCGGAGTCTCTAGTGATATTGGTTTAGTTGCATAAACAAATGATGATGGATCTCCTTCTAAAGTTGATGTTCTATTGTCAGTTATATAGTTTGATATTGGATTATTTACTCTGTTTGAAATAAACATCACAGCAACTCTATCCAAATCAATCACTGGAGAAATATATGCATTTGTTGTGGATAGATTTAAGTTAAGAGTGAATGATTTGTTTGCTGGTAAATTTGTAAGTTTTGAAGATTCATTTACTTTTGAAGAAACGACTCTTGGGGTTGAAAAATAATTAGTCGCATTCAAGTTAATTTGCTCAAAACCTTGATCTATGAATGAAATTTCATTTCCACCTATGCTACTTCCTGAAACTGATCTGATTGATGCATTGACATTAGTTCCTCTTAATGTCATAGTTTGAACTATTGGTTTTGCAAGTTCAAAAGGAATATTTTGTGTGGCGTTTATAGAACTTCCGCCAGTTGATTTAGTTTCATTTAAAAATAGTTTTGGATGTCCCGTGGATGTAGATCTATTCGTCATTGTAGAATTTTGATCGGACATATCAAGTTTTATATGATAGTAATCCAAATCAAGTGGATTAGAAACAGTGGCGTTCGATAAATCATGAGTTTTGTTAATTCTTCTTAAAGAAACTCCAGACAACTCATACTTATAAATTAAACTCCCTGCATCATGAATAAATGATTTAGTTTGATCAACACCCCTTGTAATTCCTGTTAATTTTGGTGGAGATGTTGTCGAATTTACGCCTGTATAAGAAATAATTTCATCTTCAATTTTAATATATCCTGGATTCGTAGCTCCTACCGATACATTTTCAAAAGTTTGAAAGTTTGCGATTGTTACACTTTCTACTTGAATATCATCATTTGATGTTGCTGAATAATTTGCAAATAATTTAGTTGGTTTTAAGTCTGATACTACATTTGAAACGGCAACCAAATTATTTGCAGAGTTCATTCCATGATTCTTATGATTAACTTTTAAATGTAGTCCATCAGATAAAGTTATTATACCATCTGTGGGTATAGTAACATTTCCACCAGTTCCATTTAAATCAGTAGTAATTCCTAAATTATTAATAAATCTAATAGTTTTTCCTATTCCGGTTAAATATTCTCCTTGCACTTGATCTATTATTAATTCATTTACGCCAGAAATTTGAGATACCGACAATCTTAAATTTCTACCTAAGTTTTTAGATCCAATAGTAGTAATACCAAGAACATCTCCAACAGAATAACCAGTTCCTCCATTTGAAATTGTTGCTGCGACAGCAACACCATTGGATATTGTTATATCTGCTGCGGCATCTCTTCCAGAACCTGTTATACTATTCAATGAAACATTTGTAAAAAGATAACTGCCTGATGATGGAGTATAACCTATACCAGAATTAATAATTCCTAAAGTGCTAAATGCAGAACCAGCTGATCCAACAAAATTGCCAGTTGCATTGCTATTTTGTTGAATTATCGTATTACCTGGAGATGGTAGTTTTGAATCTGCAATAGTTGTTCCTATACCTACTTTAATTTTTTTAGATGCAATTTCTAAAGAATCCTTGACTAAAGTTGCAACCTGACCATTTCCAACACTTAGATCTGGATTATAGAAATTTATATTTCCACTTCCAACGAAATTTGCTCTGTATAATTTAAACTTTAAATCTTCCAATTGGCTTGGAGTCCAAGTAGATCCATTTTGCGATTTAAATAAAGATCCACTCAGAGGTTGCTTCGAAACTAGTACTTGTTGATCTTCTGTAAGATTTGAAGTACTAACTTCAACTTCTGATAATCTAGCAATCCATACATTATATACACTAGAATTTGAAAGTATGGCTAAAGCATGAAATTGTTTTCCCGCCAAATAAATTGGCGAATCAAATGTAACTCTAGTTGGAACTGATGCGTCCGCAGAAATGTTTACATTTTTTGGATCAATAACAACCTCTCCAAATGGATAAACTTCATTTGTAGGTACACCCAACTGCATTGGTCTCAATTGAACTGTAACTGGAAGTTCCGCATCTCTGGAGTAAAAATATAAATCAACAGAAGTTACAAAAATACCGCTGTCAGGTTCTACATAAAAAGATTGTGCTAAAGGATCTATTATTTTCATTTTAATTGTTAATTGTTGGACGATAACTCCACTATGATATATTTATTTCTCATTTTACTTAGTTATTTTTTACCTTTTTTCTTATTATTTACTGGTGAAACTGTGATTGCGTTTGGTATTACAGTGGTAAGACCGTTTGGACCTGTTACTCTTACATCTCTTACAAAATCTTTTTGTATTTGCTTAGCTGGTTGTCCTAATGATGGACTATTTTGTGTTGTAGGAATCATGCCTTTTGCTTGATTACTTTCTTTTAGTTGAGTAGATAATGCTGCATAATTTTTATCGGTTGGAGTAACTTTTGCACCTTGTGCATTAAACGCTTGTTCTGCTTTATTGGCACCAATTTTCTTCTTGAGTTCTCCATAAGTAACTTCTTTACCATTATATTTAATTGTTGTTAGAGGAACCGAATAATATGGTTGATTGCTACCTTGAAGTTTCTTACCAAAAAGACCTGCTACAAATTTATCCCCACCAATACCACGCTGACCATATACTAATCCACCTGCATTTACATTTAAGAATTTGATACCAGCAGTTGATTTTGGTTCAACAGGTTTCACTGGACCTGGATCTGTCGTTGGTCCTGGAATATCATCGAGTGGTGGTGGTTGTGTCGTTGGTCCTGGATCAGGTGTCCACGATGGAGTGGGTTGATTATCAATTGGCGATGGGAACACCGGTGTTGGTGTTGGTTGTGGTTGTGGTTGAGGTTCTGGTTGTGGTTGTGGTTGTGGTTCTGGTAAAGTATTTCCAACAATAGTTGTTGCGACCACTGCAACCGGTCCAGTAGAAACCTCAGATCTACTTTCTATTATGGTTTGAGTTTCAGTTCTAGCAGTTCTGACAGATAATATATTTTCTTGTACCCTATTAATTTTACCTTCAGAATAAAATCTTTCTTCCGCACTTGTAATTGTAGAATCAATTAAAGAATTAGTTGAGCTACTTGTTATTCTGAAAAGTTTTGTGCCTGTTTGGAAACTTGGATTTCCGAAAACATTTGGATTTGGGATAAAGAAAGATCCTATTATTACACCATTGACATCAGTAATTAATCTAATATTCGTTATTACTGCTTCTGCGCCACTTGTATTTCCTCTAAGTCTCATTCCAGTTTGAATAAATCCAAAGAAATCGCCAAGAGCTTGTTGTGAAAGACTAAAGGTATCAATATTTAAAATCGTTGAAGTTGATGAATAATTTGTTGGAATGTCTTGTACTGAGTTATATGGATCTTTTGTAAAGATTTCTGTTGGTGAATTGTAAGGTCCATATTTATGATTTGAATTTGCCACTCTAAAAGTAATCTTTGGTGTAGAAGATTGAACTCCTAAAATCTCAGCTCCATCACTAACAACACCCTGTACAGTTTCACCCACTTGGAATGTTCCTGAAACCATGCTAATTTCTAATAGTTTTGGAACTATAAATTTATTAACATCAAGACCACTAAAGAATGTGTAAACTCTTGTTAGTGGTTTTAATCTCTTGGCAACAAATTCAATATTCCTAGACCTCATGAAAGGACTTATATCAGAACTTAGAACAGTATCACCTAAAGAAACATACTTAGTATCTTCTTTAGTAATTTTTCTAATACCACTTCTTGTACTTGTGCCAGTTTTAGTTATTGTCTCTAAATCTTCTTTAATGATGTAATATCCAACATTAACTGTTCTTGAATCTTTTGCTGTAGTTGAACCTGTCCAGACAGTTTCCCAAGATCCCCAAGTTACTGGTCCAAATCCAGTTTGTTTATCTAATTCTGAAGCAGTAATTTGAGATTCTGACTGAATATAATTTGTTGCCACTTCTGTTGAATTTGCAACAAGTCTTACGACATCAACCCAAACATCTGAAGATGGGGCAAGATTGATTGTTCCGCCATAATAACCAACTCTGTATGGAGCAACACTTTCTACTCTAGTTGCATATGGTTGATTTATTTCTTCCACTTCCAAATAATCTAAGGTAATTATATCATTTGTTTTTTTGATGTTAGTTCCTATTAAGTCTGTAACATACCTAGAATCTACTTGAGAATTTGAAGTTACACCTAATCCAATAAGAGAATTTGACCCTAAAACTAAATCAACTAATGTATTATATGGTGAAGGTCTTAGTTCCGAGTTAGCAACATCAATACTGTTCTTTACTATTGTTACTTTTTTCTGTGAAGATGTTGTAGAAAAGTCATCAACAAAAAATCCAGATTTAAAACGATTTAAACCATTGACATCTCTAATAAAAAGATTTGAAGTATCTGTTTCTAATAAAGAAAGTGAAGTATAATACTCTAAATTTTTAATTCTATTCTCAAGAGAATAGATATCTTTCATTCTATATCTCTTGTGTTCGGCAAGATTTAGACTTGCATCGTTTATGTCGCACAAATATGCTGGTAATGTAATAGTTGCTATATCTAAAGCATCTTCAATTCCAATTGGTGGTTGTGGATTATCTGCAGGTTCCCCTTTATTTAACTGGAATATTCCATCTTTAGTTAAATAAATTTTATCTACTCTTGGTAAATAATAAGAATAATTTAATAAAATAGATTCATCGGAAGCCAAAACATTAGATGCAGAATTTCCACTAGAAGTAAAACTTCTAGATCTAAATTCAAATGGAGATAATGAAGATGTTGTAACTGTAAATTCAGAAACTCTTGGTCTAATATCTAAAATATCACTATTCCTAATACCATTGACGGAAGGTATGTCACAATAATCAAATTGGTTATAAGAATTTGCAGTTGTTATATTGCCATCATCAGAAGACAAAAAACTTGCAGACTCAAATACAATTTTTAATTTTCTAATTGGTTCTTTTGCTGCAGATTTTCTAGTTATTCTAGAATAATCATATATCGTGTTTCTTTGACCATTATCAAAAATATAATTTGTGGTGACATTATTATCACCTGCATCAGAAGAAGTTATAACTGCTGTTATTCCGGATTCTTTGAAAGTGATTGTTTCGTCAATTCTGAATCTATTAGAATTTCTAGAGATATATGATATTTTTATTGAATTTAATTTTTCTGCATAAACACCAACAGCACCACTTATAGATCCAACAAATTCTTCTCCAATTAATAAATCATCTGTCTTATTAGTTGGGCCCTCGATAGTTGTTAATGTTAAATTTGGTAGTTCTGGTTCTGAAGTATCATTAGATTCGTATATTCCGTATAATTTAGTTACATCAGGTTCTAATAAACAAATATCCTCATCCTGAACTCTTGTTCCATATGGATAAGTTCCATATGTTAAACCATCATTGTTTGTAGTTGCTCCAACTCCAGAATATTGATATTTTGACTTGTCTACAATAATTGTTTTAATTCTATTTTTATTTTTAACTTTCGATTTAATATCAATTTTTCTTAAAGTACCTATTAGTCTTCCGGTGCCAGAACTTGTTTGGAGCCCATTTATTGTCAATTCTCTTCCACCATTACCAAAGACAAGTTTATCTGAGCTTAAACTTTCAGTTAATCCAGAATCTGTAATTAAAACATATCTTTCTTCATCAAATGGTAAGAAAGTTTCATCTGATTCTGCAGATACTGTGTTTGTTGAATTTGATGTAATTGTCACATTATATTGATTTCTCACCGTCAATGAAGATTCGGTTAAATCTACGGAAGCAACATTTCTATTTGGTAATGTTGTATATAAATTATTATCTAAAGAAGATTGGAAATTAGAATATAATATTCTAAAATCACTTGGATTTATATCTGAAGTCGGTAAACCACCATCACAGACTCCACTGACAGTAGTAACGCCAGATATTGTAATAGAACTTTGAGATACTGAATTAATTTTTGCAAAAGTATTTACAGAAAGTCCTGGATTTGAAAAAGCTACAATGTTTCCTACTGTAGCAATTCCAGTAAAAATATAATTAGATGATGTTACCGTGCTTATTCCACCACCAGTAGCAGTAATTTTAACTTGACCAACATCTGAGATTGTAGATAATTTTATATCAGATGTGAATGTAGATCCGCTTCCAACAATACCATAAAGGGATTTAACATCATTTGTTGAATATGCCGTGATTGCTGTAGAAACTCTAGTATTTTCTATACCATCAAAAATTAATCTTTCACCAATTACAAAAGTACCTTTTGTATTATATGCGGTGATAATTCCCGAATTAGATGCGTCATATCTTAAAAATCCAACAGCACCACTAGACTTACCCTTAATATAAGTGGGTGTAGTTAAACTAATAGGTTCATTTAATGAAATTTCTGTATAAGTTTGTATATCATACAAAGAAATATCCCATTCATTAGAATCTGGTTGAGAAGTATTATATGATCCAGATTCTAATGCAAAATCATAAACTCTTGCAAGACCTATTTCTTTTCCCGAAGAGTTGGTTTGATTTGTCCCTACTCTAGAATCTCTTAAACTTACAGTATAAGATGTTGATATTCCTAGAGATGGTGATCCATAGACTCTATTTAAAGTATATGTTGGACCTGTTACATAATTTACGCTTTGATTTTGTAATAGTTTTGTTGTTCTTGGTTTTTCAAAATCCAAATATGTTGTTCCTACAACATCTATCTCATATCCACTCACAAATGCTTTAAGTGGAGAAATTATATAAGTACCTAAATCATCAGAAGCTTTGTTATTATTATATGTTACTTGATTATCTTTAAATACGCCACCATTTCCCTTTAAATCATCTAAAGTTTCTTTAACGGAGAGAGATGGGGATTTTACATAATAATTTCCAGATTCATCATAAGTTCTTCTTGCAAATTCTTTTTCAAGAATATTATAATCTGGATTATTAATTTGTTTTTGTATTATACCATTTCTAACTTCTAAAAGTTGAACAAAGTTTGGAGTAGCTTCTGGATTTTCTACATTTAAAGGAATTTTTGAAAGTATTGCTTGAATTGATAATCGATCTGCTCCAGGTGCAGCGTAATTTGAAAATCCTTGGGCATTATCATTTAAATCAATATCATCATCGGGAGTTATAATACTCTCAAATATTTCTAGTCCAACTCTATAGCTTGGATAATTTGAATATTGATCTAATAAAATAGTTTGATCATCTACAGTAACAAAATGACCTCTAAGGTAGTAAACACCTTCGGAAATATTTACTGCTGATCCTATTGAGTTTGGATTTGATAAAATTGTAGCGGCAAATCCTTCATTTTGTTGAATTATTACATTTTTATCTCCAAAAATAGTGCTTTGCTCTGATATCCCATCTTCCACCAGCAAAACTTCATTCGAACCAAATCCTTGATAACTATTTGATAGTAGATCTGAATTTAAAAAATTAACATATAAAGTGTTATTATTTCTTTCCGAATTAGAAAAATCTAAAACACCAACAACTACAGCTCTAACTCCACTATTTACGCCACGAATTGTCTTCCCTATCAAATAAGGAAGATATTCTATTACATTAATACCAAGATAACTTTCTTGAATTTCTACTGCATAATAGTTGTCAATATAATTAATATTTCCGGGAATTACAATAGATCCTTCTTTGAAAAAATGATTTCCAAATTTTTCAATTTGATTTTGTAATAATGATTGAAGAGTGGTTAATTCTCTAGCTTGAACTGGATAACCGGGTTTAAATAAAACTTTATAATATTGACTTTCTGGGTCAAAGTCATCAAAATATGGAGAAACATTAAGGTTGGTTTGCTGTGGCATGATTCTTTAGAATTGCAAAATGACTTTGATATCTTCTTTTTGATTTGATGACCTAGTTATAGAAGGTCTGTTATCAACATATATAATGTTTCCAGAATATTTTTTTACTTCTGGATCAGAAACACCATTAATAAATGTTTGACCGACATAATACTTTCTATTATTTATTGTAGTAGATACACCAGTAAATGAAGTATCAATTCCTAATCCACTTATACCTGAGGAATTAATGGTCAAAGATCCACCTGTGCTTGGAGATGATGTAAACCTATGCATTTTAAATCCATAAATTGAATTTGGGTTTTTTGTACCATCACTATTAAATCCAACTAAAGTTCTATCCTGCCAATATTTTAAAACACCAGTATTTTTATCATAAGAAACAACTCTACCTACAGCTGTAGATCCTATTCCTATTGTTTGAGTGATAACGCTATCGTAAATAAAATTCGCAGTACTATAAGCGATTCCAACAAGTTTTAATGCAGATAAAGCACTAGATTTGTCTTTATTTAAAATTTGATTTGATCCAAACGCTAACGGATTTTCTACTATTCCAACCCTTGCAATTTGATTACCAACAATAAAATCTGGATTTTCTAAATCATTTTCTATTCTAGAATATACTAAAACTCTATACGCACCCAATTCTCTATAAATGTCGTATCCATGGCCATTTTGGGGAGGAATAATGACATCAAAAACTGGAGGTGTTGATCCAGCGGGAACTCCTCCGGCAGATAAATTTACAGTTCCATATGAGTATCCAGAACCGCCATTTGTAATAATAGCGGATTGTACTCTAGAGTCGCTATTAATCACTATGGTACATTCTGCTCCAGTTCCATCTCCATTTATAGGAACCCTAGTGTATGTTCTTCCTGCAGTACCAATTCCAGTTCCTCTATTAGTAACTGTTACAATTTTAATTTGACCGCTCACTTCCGCGTTATTTCTAACTGCAGAATAATCGCTGTTTGTCTCCCAATCAGAGGGAACTGGAATAAAATTAGTAGATTCAAACTTCACTAATTCATTCGGTTTAATAGTATATAAGTATTTCCAGATGTAACCATCTTCACTATCGCCAGCAGATCTTGGCTCTAAATCAGTAAAAGTTGGTTCGTCTAAAGAAGGTTTTCCTTTTGGATTTTCTGGGTCAACACCATTATAAAGACATATATAAACTCTATAATCACTATTAACTACATAAAAATTTGATGCATATAAACTAGTTGCATTTGAAGGTACTGATAAATTTGTTCTACTAATATCATGTCTATACATATCATAGACAGTTCCAGAACTCCAAGTAATTTTTCTTATTACCTGTCTGACATCACCCGGCAAAATCTTTTTTAATGCAATTATAGTGTCCCAATAATCATTTTCCTGATCAAAATTATCTTTTGGCGATGGTGGAACAGAGTCCCAATTAGAATCATAATTTGTTGCATTCGGTAAACCTACAAAAGTATAATAACCGTTTGCAGAAGAAGTTGCTGCCGCAACAAAGTTTTTTGCGTTTAATATTCTAATTTGATCAGTTATAATTGCAGACATTTTGCCGTTTTTTTATTTATTTATGAATATTATTGTAAAGTAGTTGAATAACCAACATATCTCAAAGGATTAATTCTTTGGATAACCGCAGATGTTGACAAACCTGATATTCCATTATTTGTGTATGAAGTAAAAGATTTTGGTCTCTTTCTAACAGTGGTATTTATTTTACCCCAACTATATTCGCCATAGAAAGCACTATATCCCATTCCAGATAATCCATTATAACCTAAGACACTTACAATCACTCTTGACACATTTGTTACTCCAATTCCAGGAACACTTGTCTGTGCTATGGAAACTGATGCAACTTTGTAAACATTGTCCAAACAAGATGTCCCAACTCCAACTATTGAAGAGGATGAATCTAGAGATGTTATTCCATAACCAATGTTAGAATTAAAAATAGTAAAGTAATAGTCTGTTTTAATTCCACTTATTCCTGTAGTAGCTACTCCAACATTAATATTTGTGTTTCGTAAGTAGGACTCTGTTGGTACAAATAAATCAAATATAATTCCAGTTGAAGCTATTCCAACAGATGTTGTCTGAACACCAACAATAATTCCAAAATCACCTTCATAAGTAACATCTTCAATTTTTTCTGTTTTGGGTGATGGATAAGAAATTAAAACATAAGGTGGTTTCGATTGAGTATATCCAGATCCTGGGTTTGTAATTGTGAATGAAGTTACAATCCCCGATGATATTGATGATGTCACTAAACAAGTGCTTCCAATTCCAGTAGGAGATGAAATAGTAACAGATGGTGATGTGGTAAATCCAAGTCCGCCATTTGTTAACGAAATAGCAGATATTGTTCCTGCAATAGAAACTACTGCCGTAGCAGATGCTCCAACTAAACTATCTTGAGATGTTATTAATATTTTTGTTTTATATGGAACCGTTGCATTTTCTCTTAGGTCATCGAAGAAAATCTTTGCATTTTGTACAAAAATCTCTGTCGAACCTACACTAACATTCTGTATAATATTAGTGGTTGGTTGAATTAATGACTCATATAAAATTCTATCTTTGCCAACTTCTTTTCCATTGACAATCTTATCTTCGGTTTGTTTACACCAAACTACAGGTCTTACTAAATTTTCATCTAAAGATAGTCCAACATCTGAATATGGATTAGTCTCAACGCTATCTGACGAAACAATATCAGTTACTAATCTTTCATTCTCTTTCAATGAAATAGAATCGCCGTTTATCCTCAGATTATCTCCAACTTTTACAGATTCTAGAATATCTGCAAAAACAACATCAACTTGACTGGTTCCTTTGTAGAATATAATCTTACAAGAATCACCTTCTTTTGGTGCTTCCGTAAATGTAATTATACTTCCGCCATTAAATATGTAACCAGATCCTGGAACTTGTAAAATATCATTAATAAAAACTAATAATGTTGACTGTACATCAATACTCGATCCGCTTAAAGATCTAATGGCTGTTTGAATTCCATCTATTTTAATTGGGAAATTTCTTCTTCTGCCATTAAATAAATTTTCTACCTTATCAATAACTTGAAAATCTCCAATTGACCATCCAGAGAACTGGTCAGAAAATACCTGATCAATAGTAATCTCAAAATTTCTAAATGGTTTTGTTGGATCTGTAGGAATTCCTACCAATCCACCAACAGGAACCGTTAATAATTCTGACACTTTATATGCATAACCAAGATTTTTAATTTCAAAATTAACCACACTGGATCCTTGACCAACTATTATGTCTATGGTTGCCTGTGTTCCAACACCAGAATATCCACCTGAATATACTAAAGGAATATCTGAATAATTTAATGGACTTTCAAAAACAACAGTTGGTGGATTTGATGTTGTATAACCAGATCCGGGATTAGTTATGATAACATTATTTGATATATGACCTGACAAAATTGTAGCAAAACCAACAAATTGATAATTAAGGAGTCCAGTACTTGAAGTTTTAACTCCAACATCAACCAGACCAACCATTGGAGAATTTAGAGATATTAATGCGGTTGCATCTTTACTAATTATTTGACTTGTTGTACTTGCCGCACCAATTGTAATATAAGTAGACCCAACAGAAACAATTGGCACATTAACTAAAACAGATCCTATTCCAATAGTATTTGCTGATGAGAATAAAAGTTTTCCAAATACACCATCAATATTATCGATAGGTATAATTGTCTGACCTGATCCGACCGTAGTTGAAACCTTAGTTATAATTTCATATTTTAGTGAAGATCTATATCCAGATCCAGTATTTCCAATGCTGATTGATGAAATAGTTCCGGCAGAAGAAACTATCGAAGTTCCACCTGCAGAAACTAAAGGTTGGTAACCAAATCCTTGTGTAGAACCTACAGAAATTATAATACCACCTCTAGGTATACTAGAAGTATTAATATCATATGCAGTAGAAGATATATTTCCAGTAAAACCAATTGTTGTTATACCAGAGTTTTCTTCCAATTTATAATCACCAAAAATATTAATGGATCCAAGTCTTTGTGGTTCCTGGAATACATTATTGATTAAAATAACCGCAGATGATCCAGATGTTGATAAACCGGAAACATTTGACCCAGAAGATTTTAGAGTAAACTGAGTAGAAACTCCACTAAACTGTTCATCTAAACTATCAAAAACATAGTTAGTTTTATATGTGTCTTCGTTTGAATTTTCTATACCAGATCTTAAGAAAACTCTTCCACTAAAAGTTGATCTTGTAGTAATACCTGTAAAATCTCTGGCATCTGGTCTATTTGTTATTGTTCCAATCGGAGAATTTCCGTAAGGTGCGTCAATAAAATGAATTGTATTATCTACAATATTATAATTGCCCATGATCTTAGTTACAAGAGACCCATTAGAGTGATCGTCTGGATTTGTTCCCATCCAACCACGAGAAACTAAAAGTACATTTGTGCTACCAAAACCTACTGAATTTACTTTTACAATCTCGTCATCAATCTTTAATAAATCTCCTCCAAATATAGAACTTATACCGGAAAGTGAGATTGTTTCTTCATTTAATTGAGAAAGATTAGATAATGTAGTAGTTGTTGAAGTCGAAACAATTGGAGATTGAATAAAATTATCAATACTTATTAAACATTTACTGTTTTGCTTTGTTGAGGTAAATGTATGTGTTGTGCCAATACCTACAGAAGTTAAAATTAAAGGTTCTGGTATTGGTTTTAGGGCATTTTCTGCAGATGCGGACAATCTTATACTCAAGTCATTAACTTTTATTGCATATACTGTTGAAGGAACTTTATCAGTGGTTCCAATGCCAGCAATAGTTGTAGTAGCAATACCAATTTTTTCTCCACCACCAGAATTATATACCAATTCTTCTCCAGTAACGAAGAAGTGTTTTGGTAATCTGATCGTATTATTTTCAATATTAACTATTGATGTGTCTGAAGAATCTATTCTTCTTTGGAAAATTGGAGTTTCTTTATGTTTTAAGTCAAATGATTTTTTAACACTGTTAAATGTTCCTTCATAGCTAGAGAATCTGGAAAGAATATTTGCATTATTAAAATTATAAAATTCAAAAGAATTTGAGGTATCAACAACACGCATTGCATGTTGATAAACTCTAACATCGACCGATATGTTAGGATCTGCGGTAAAATAAAGATTTGTCCCAGTTGACCCAATTCCTGCTCCTATTGTCCCAATACCGGATCCAGAAACTGTTTCAATTGTACCATATTCAAGCAAATAAGTTTCACCTCCATCATCTACTAATACAACCTCAGATGCTTTATATCTGTTGTTTGTAGTATCCTCAGCAACTATAAAATAGTAAGCGCCAGAATGATTTGTATCGTAGGTTGATATTTTTGTTTCTGTGGGACTTGCTGAAGATAAAATAGAAGTATAAGTGGACTTTAATTCACCTGTATTGAATGTGAGATTTCCAGAAGTTACTGCAGATGAAGTGCTTCCAATAGAAATTCCTAAAGTATTTGCAAAATATGTAGTGCCAACACCAACATTAGGGGTAAAGTCCAGATTTATAACAGATCCGGAAATATATGCAGAATAAGTTCCTATTGAATCTAAACCACTGTACGCAAGTCTATTTGCATTAGAAAGTCTTCCATATTCGGTAATATTTACATTAGTACCATCATGAATAAGAGTTAATTCGCTAAATTCAAAGTAAGTTCCATCAGATGCGGTCAATTCAACTAAAACTTTTGAAGATCTATAAGAAGATCCAATTCCAACAATTGTAGTTGTTGTACTTGGTGGTATTACTGCCCTTGAAGATTCTAATGTTGCGATATTTCCTAAAGATGTATTTCCAACACTTGAAACAGAATCAGAAATACTGTAAGACATAACACTAATATCATAATCATTTATAGTGTAATTAATTGGATAAAATCTCAATATTCCCTGAGAACCTAAAATAGAAAAATCGAAGGATCCTAAATCGTAATTAGATGAAACTTTTCCATACTGAAGCATATATGATTCCAGTTCATCTTGCACTAGAGAGACCAAACATATTTGTCGGAGTCCGCTAAATTTTTTATCTCTAACATATGTTACATATTTTTTGGCTCTTATAGTTGATAGGACAAAAGACTCTATGTTCGAATAAGTATCTGTTTTTGGAATATTGCTAAATTGATCGCTAAAATCATCGACTAGTAATACTCTATTTCCTATAGACTGAAGTTCATCCTGTAAAGAAATTGAACTGAATGCAATTTCTTTTGAGAAATAATTCGAATCAATAGTTATAACTCTTTCCTTCACTAAATCGTAATCATTTATGCAATTTAAGTCAACTTCGGAAACTAAGTCTGCAATACCGATAAAATTGCCTTGATCTTGAACTGTTGATATTCCAGTAAATCCGGAATCAACAGATTCTGCGACAAGATCTCCAAATTTTTTGAATCCAGATGTATGATTTAAGTTTCCAATAGATTTATTCCAAGTTTCATAATCTACCTTTGATTTTATAGCATAAGAGAAGTATTGATAATAATTATTATCTGGAGTAACTTGAAATTGGTTATTCAAAAATCCAACTTCATCTTCCCATCCTTGATTTACAACTGAAGATCCATCAACAGAATAAATTGCAATAAGATCTTCTATTTTCGTTATTATACCTTTAGTGTTGGAAGTTTCTCCTCTGATAAAGACTCCTGTATTAAAATAATCTTTACTTGTTATTTTCAACTGCTCAGAATATTGATTCCAATTCAAAACATTGCCATAAGAAGAATCGCTAGTAACTTTTTCTCCTTTAATAAACTTTCCTTTTTCTAAAACAGGATCAAATATTGGGAAGTATTTACTTGGTACAATTATTGCTGCAGAATTTTCTTCATCAAAAGTCCCCGGATTTTCATTTACCCCCAAATAATTAGATAAGTTATATACAACAGTTGCGCCAGATCCACCATACTGTGGATTAACTGATGTCAATGTAAATAATTCATAATTGTAGTTTTTAGAGTTATATCCTCTGAATGAGGTTGAACCCGAACTAATAATATTTGCACTTTCAACTAAAATTTTATCACCTATTGAAAGAGGAAATTCTTGACCATAACTAAAATTAACAGCCAATTCAACAGTAACATCTTTTGTTGTACTGTTAAATGTTATGTTATTAACTGGAATTCCATTGGAATTATTGACTGGTAAGATTTTTGGAGTTGCATCGTAAATACCATCAGTATTTTTTAAAATATTTACTTTTTTATTAAGGATATCATATTCTAAATCAATATCCGTAACTACTTTATTAGTATAAGAGTCTATAACGACTAACTTTGGTGAAAGTGTGTAATTAATACCAACTGAAGATACGCCAACTGACTTAAAAGTTGATGATGGATTGATGGTTAAAATTTGAGGAAGTTTTGCAGAAGGTCTTAATGTTGTATCTGCAGAATATTCAAACCCAATATCATCAATTTCTATTTTTTTAATAGAACCTATATCTGTACTAGATATATTAAATATTGCACCTCTTCCAGTGTTACTAATAACACTGGTTATTCCTGGAACAGAGGAATAATTTCTGCCGCCAGATCTTAATTCAAGATCTTCAATGCAACCTGTTACATTTTTTGAATTAGTATAATATTCAAAAAATCCATCAGATTCTGTGTAAGATAAACTTTCTGGATATGTTAAAATATTAAATTTAAATGTTGTCTGACCAACACCTAAGATTGTATGATATCCCGAATAACCGCTATTTGTTAAAGAAAGTTTGTTATTATTTCGGACTTCATCATCAGTGATTATTTCTTTCTTTATTGAACTATTGCTAAGTAAGTCAATAGGAACCAAAGAATAATACAAATCAAAATTTAAATTATTGGTCGTTAAAGTGACTATAGCATTTGATCCAATTTTGCCTGATTTTACAATTTCAAATTGAGAAGAATCCGTTGTTTTTTTGAATTCTTCACTAAAACTAGGATCAAAATATAATTTAAAGTCAAAAGCTGGGTAAGAATTTTGATCCTTAATATATGATAAGGAACTATCAGAAAGATCAAATCTAACAACTTGATTGGGTATTACATTTAGTTCTGGATTGACTAAAGAAATTGTACCAAAAGAAGCACTCGTAAAATCTATAATCTCTGGAATAGTTTTAGTAGAGTTATAGTATGATGAAGATAATTTAATCCTATCCTTATCAAACCTTACGATATAATATATTTGATTGTCTAAAAGTCCACCAATTGGAGTATTGGAAGAATAAATTATTTTTTGTCCAGTATAATACCCGTGATTTGGGATATTAATTGTATTATTTGTGATGTTTACTTTTGATGAAATAAATGATACCGGATTAATTACTAATCTTCTATGTTTATCGTTATATTTTACTGTAATAGTAGTAGTAATACCAGGTAAAGAATTCATGTAAATTACTTCACCATTACTTAACCCATGAGACGATGCCGTAGAGACTGTAATAGTATTTTTTACAATTTCTCCACTTAAGACATTATCATAATTAGTTTTAAAACTATGATTTACTCCAGAACCAATATTAATAAAATATAATAATGATGCAGATATGCTACTATCTATTCCGACGAAAGAACCAGTAGAACCTAGACCTACTCTATAAGTGGATATTCCTACCAAATCATTCGAAATTTTAGTTGCATATAACACCTGATTGTCTGCTAATTGGAAATTAACAGAACCATCATCAGAAACATAAAAAGGCGATCCACCATTACTAGAATATATTAATTCAGTTCCAGTATCTAAAGAATGATTAGGCAAATACATTGTTTTGGTTGGAACAAAGATATTTGTAATCCCAGCTCCAGGATTTGAGAAATATATTGTAGAACCAATACTAGCTCCAGAAGAAGAACCTATAGATAAAGACTCTTTAGGATCAAAGTAAATAGTCTTATTTAAATTATAATTTTGATTCTGACCGTTAATAGAATTTACAACAAATTTTCTAGTTTGCTCATAAAGAACAGATGTTGCCGTGTGAGATGCTCCAACTGTAGAATCATATTCTCTAATCACTTTGATTCTTGACGATAATTTATCGATAGATAAAATTCTTACTTTTTCATCATCAATTTTATAAATGTCATTTTCCCTAATATTTGGGAAATTCAACGATCCATTTACCTCAAAATAGGTTACTATTCCAGTAGCAGAAGAAGATCCTACAGATTTAGATAAAATTAAAGTATCAGATCTAATTCCAACTTCAAAAAGACTGTCAAAATCTTTTGAAGAAGTGCTCAATCCTGATATAGAAATTATATCTTTGTTAAAAAGACTATGTGGCAGTGTGCAGAATCCAATGAATTTACCTGTAGAGTCGTATGGATAAAATTCTACTGATTGCGAAGAAGTTGAAGCAAAACTAATATTTTTAATTGATTTTCCTTTTACATATGAAACATGCGCATATGCATCAGATCCCCCAGAATTAAAATTATTAAATCTTACGAGATCTCCAACTTTATATCCAGATCCTCCTGTTACAATTCCTATATTTGATATTCTTCCACTAGTGGAAGATTTTACTATTGAAACTGGTTCTTTAACTTTAATTGGGTTGAAAACAAAATCGTAGTTTGAAGTATTGCTAGTAAATTTATAAGGTGTAGTATTTCTTAATAACTGCTCAGAAACAAAGTCAAAAGTATTTTGACTTATACTCCTATCATAATTGAATTGGATTGAATCTGATTTAAAAGTATTTCCAATTAAATATGGAAAGACTGGTTTTTTATAGTTCTTGAAAACTCCATCAGTCTCTGTTGGTCCATTATTAATAGTTGCGAAATATGCATAAACTCCATTTGGATATTCTGGAGTAATACAAAATCTTCCATTATGTCTATCCAAATCACCCGAACCATTGAATTGATAATCTTCGACAAAAAAACCTTCAGAATAAATTCTATTTCCTGAAGATATTGGATTTGGTCTGTCACTTGATGGTTGATAAACATATCCAGATACCATCTCTCTAATATTTCCACTACCAGAAGGATTATCATATCCATATGGTCCATAAATTGGATTTCCGTCATATGCCCATCCAATAATAGGAGAGTGTACATATGATGTTACTTCTCTACTATTTGATAATTTCAAATCTGCAACATAAGTTTTTTTACCATTTACATAATCAATACCAAAAACACTTCTCCTCAATTTTCTTGGTGCATATAAATGACAATATTGGGATCCGTTTATTGTATATGAAGATACATCAATAATTCCATCGTCATCTAAAACTTTTTTAGATTCCAAATACTGCTGAACTTTGTTAATAGTCCAAGATTTTATTTTGGTCTCACATTTAAAGTTTTGACCAGATGGAACAACATTTACATAAGTGCTTGATGTAGTAAATCCAGATCCTCCATTTACTACTTTTACTTCTACTATTTTGCCATTATTAATTACTGGAGTTAAAACTGCTCCTGTTCCAATACCCAAAATATTAATATTTGGTGGTGCAGTGTAACTATTTCCCTGATTTAAAACTAAAATTTCAGTTATTCTACCATTATTAATTATCGGAGAAAACTGAGCTCCAGAACCAATACCTAGCGTTATTCTGGGTTGTCTTTCATAGTTAATGATTTCCGAAGATCCATACCCAACTCCAGGATTTTTAACAAAAAGATTTGTGATACTTCCTCTAAAAATAGGTTGCAATTTAGCATTAAAATTTTGTCCCGTTAATGTAGAGACTCCTATTTTGCCAGTTATTTGTACATTAATTTCTGGGTAGTTGAAACTATGTGTCGAAGAACCAGAAGAGACGAAATTAATATATTGATTTGTTCTATAATAAAAATCTTTATTAGTAGTGGCAATTCCCACTAAAGAAAGTCTAAATTCATCTTTATTCAATTTAGTAATATAATATGAATTGTTATCAGACAAACCCCCAACAGGTGTTTCAGAAGAATTGTAAACTACAATTTCTCCACTTTCATATCCATGATCAAATATTTTAATAGTGTTTGATGAGGTATTAATGCCAGATGATGAACAAAAAGTTTGTTTATTTGTATACCCAAATCCAGAATCTATTACATTAATACTGGATATTTTTCTTTTTGTAAGAACAGATTCAAAGGCATGAATTCCTGAACCATGAGATGTTAAATCTATAGTGTTTATTCCGGAAACAGCATCATTAAAAGTCTTATGAAGCTTTATATTGTATGCATCTTGAACTGAAGCATAATATTGAGCATTAGTTGATAGACCACCGACAGCAGTAGAACCATATGTCAAATACACAATATTTTCATAATCTCTAAATTTGTGGTAGCTAGAGAATCCAATTGTATTGTTTGCAAGATTTACTAATCCCGAAGAACTATCTGAAATAAAAGAAACATTGTGTTTAAACGGGGTTAAATTTGGTTTGGCGTAAGCACCATAACCATTTCCTCCGGTTATTGTTATCACAGGTTCTTCAACATAATCAAATCCACCATCTAGAACATCAATTCTTTCTAAAGAACCATTTACATGAGTAATTAAAGATGCGCCTATACCCAAAGAATCTTCTACAACTGCGATAGGCGGATTAATAACATCAAAGTTTTCTCCACCCGTTATTACATTAATTGATTGAATACCTCCATAATAAACTTTATCGTCAGATTTATAGTTATATGCCTCTACACCATTGACAAAAACTCCAATGGGACCAACTGGAGTTTCTTCATTTCTACCACTAGTAGAAGATTGTGTTATATTTTTTACATAATTTTGTGGTGATAACGAAGCATTTTCAAATTTTAATTTTCTAAAAATATTATCTGTGACAGTACCAGAAACTGTTACAAACTTATTTTTAAATAAATCCGATTTGCTATTAGATAATTTTATTTTTGTATTGTCTATTCTTTTAACATAATATACTTTTCCCAAAATATCCAAAGAATTTACAACACTTTCATCATTTTTGATGTAAATAATTGCATCGCCAGTATAAAGACCATGTAAATTATTTGGATTACCTGAACTTAAATCTAAAGTTTCTTGATTGAAAGATCCCGAAAAAATAATATCCGTATTTTTTATTTGAATATCTTCATTTAAATAATCTGGAATAGAATTTGCTGCGACATAAATGTTATTTTCATCTTTAATGTAAACATTTTGAATATTTGCAGTACTATCATTTATAAATTTAAAGTTGGAAAATCTTGGTTTTTTTAATTTTCTTTGAATGGTATATCTTAAATTTAAATTTTCAACTTTTGGTCCTTCAATAGATATACTCTTTTCGTTATCTATACCAACTACATTATATAAAAGTTTAATTCCACCTGAAGATAGTAAATCTGCAGAGTCTCCTAGGGAAAAATTATGATCATCATAAGTTGTAATGTTATAAGAAAATGTATTTTGAGTTATATTGGATGCAGTTGGTCCCTTTATTTCTTTTACATCGTAACTGTTAACTACATTAAATTTCCAAGTGTTCGGTAAAACACCCTTTGCTTCATATCCTAAAGTAATTGTTTTTATTGGATCACCTTTAGTCATTGAAGAGTTAAGTATACTGTAGGATAAATCTGACAAAACTCCAGTAATTCTGACTTGTATAATCGAATTATCTGATGCATATGCATATGCATATTGATTTAATTTTATATCTGTACCTTCAGGAACAATAATATCCGATAGAGGAGTTATAAAAAATTGGTTTATATTTTTATATGAATATTTTGTTTTATAATCCACTCCATTTACATTAAATATTAGCTCTCCATAACTTGGAAATCCCAAAGTAGAATCTACATCTATAAAATACTGATTCTGTTTTATTTCTGAAACATTTTTTGTTGATGGATGAATATAGAAATTACCATAAATCGAACCCTGAACATTGATGTCTTTATTGTAATCAGAATCAATACTCAAAACATAGTATGTTTTATTTTGTCTTACTATTTTTTCAACTTTTGAAACGCTACCGTAAGCTTTACCGTGAAAATCATTCTCGTCCTGATAGAGAGTTCTATTCTCCAAATCAATTGGATTTCCTAGAATAGATTCTACTACTATCTGCTTAGAAACTCTATATTTTGAATCTGAAGGTTTTAGAAGAAAATCTCTTGGTTTTACTACGCTTACATCTTCGCCAAATAGAGCTTTGAATATTAATTTATAGGAATCATCAGTTCCTTTTGATTTGTAAAAATCTTTTGCCTGCAGTAAAAAATTTTTTTCGTTTAAACCGTCAGCAAAAGTTCTATTTTCAAATCCAGGAAGCAACTGTTTTTTTATTTTAAATAAAAATTCTTTTAAAAATAAAGAACTTAAATTTAAAACTTTTGTGTTAGTAGTATGTGTTGAAATACTTGATGTGGAGAATACTAACTGATCTGGATTATTGCTTGAATGGTAAGATGTTATACCACTAAATCCTCTAGTACAATTATTAAATGTTGTGCTTGTCTTATCCGAATATAATATGATCTCAGAATCTATTTGAATTATGCCATTTTTTTCTGGAAATCCATAAGTTGATTCTACTGTTACTGTTAAATCGGTAAAATCAACATCACTTTTTAAAAATGTCGTTGATTTAGATTCTGAAGAAAATTCTAAGATATCTCCTGGAACAGCAGGTAACACAAAAGATACTGATAATCCATCAGTTGCAAAATAATCAATGTCTTTTTGTAACTTCAGACCATTTTTATAAACAATAAGATCTTCTGGAGAATAACCAGTAGAAATTACAAAATAATTTTCTGGAGACTGTGGTTTTATTGTTACGACACGGTTAAATAAACTATCATACAGTTTGTCAATTTTTAAATACTGATCAATGTTTTGGAGAATATCTAAAGTTCCTCCCTGAGACTCAACTGAGTTATAATATTCTTTTAAAAACTCACTGACAAGAGGATATTCCTCTTGCACAAAGTCTGGAAGTTGATTCTGTACGATTGAACTGATTTTAACTCGTGTATCTTTCATGTTATTCTCTTATAATTACTCCGTTACTGTAACTTGTAGTTTTTGTATAAGATGATCCTGATGGATCATCTCCAGAAGAAATTCTATCTGGCAAAGTTTGTATTGACACATTATCAATACTTAGATTTAAATATAAATCCTGTAAACCTATAACATCGTTTGATTCTGGTATTGCAGATATTTCTATTACAGGTTCACCTCCACTTTCTTTAGATGTTCCGACAATGTTAATAGCATTTAAGTAAATTTCTCCCTTTACATAATCAATTGAACCTGCATTTGAATTTACTATTCTATAAGATTGAGCAGAGTCTAGATAAAATAAGAAAATAGTTCCAGTTAAACCGTTTGATAAGGGTGAATCACTTAAATAGACCGTCTGAGCAATACCAGGAACGGTAAATCCAGAAGATTTAATGTTAAATCCATTAAGATTTTTTATATGAAATTGGTTACCAAAACATATTTCATAAGTCGCTAAACTATTTAACACAGATTTTAAATCACGCCTCATTTCAACTTTTGTTATATTTGAAGTAATAGATTCGTGACTATCATCAATTAATTTTAAAAATTTGCTATATTTGAATCTAGCTCCATATCGATTTAATTCAGTTGATTTTGCATATTTGTTTATATTTTGATAAACTACATTATTGATATACTCCGAAGATGGTGCGATGTTATTGTCGTAATAAATTGTTGAATTAATCTCAAGTATAAGATATTTTAAGTCTTTTATTTCTGGAATTATTCCAGCCACAGAATATTTTTTAAGTTTCTGTTTGATATTGTCTTTTACACCATTTGGAACAAAAAATCCATTTTGAGGTTTAATTGTAATAAAAACTTTTCCATATTCTGGTGGATTTAAATCTTCCCCACCATATACAGAAATAGATTCTGCTTCAGGATAAATTTGTGAGACTATTGCTTCATAATCATTTGCTGTGACTGCCCTATTCTGCGATGCATAAACCCTTGGGGCATATTTTTTGATAGAATCAATAGACTCTATCTCTTTACCACCACTTCCAGCGGTATTAGTGCTTATCAATGATATTTCGCTTAAAACAATAAATCCATTATTGTCTACAATATTTCCACTAAAAACAAAAGATGATACTCCATTTGCAGACTCACCTTTAGTCACAACATATGAAATATCAACAATGTTTCCGCTGATCAATTTTCTACCAAAAATTCCATCACCAAATAAAAGTTCATATCTTTGATCTTCTATTTCTTGAATAAAAAAGACTCTAGAATCTGCATTGATATTTAAAATATTATCTGATTGAATATATTTTTTTCTTGGACCGAGTTCGCCGTCACGAACCTCAACTCTAATTAAGGAAGAATCGATATCAGAATTGTTTAAAATATACTTTTGATTTGGATTTAATGAGTCAACAGTATATTTTTCTGTGATATATGTACCTTCATATATGCTTATGTTACTAAATTCTGCAATTCCATTTATAACAGGAACTGTTATGTCATCAGGAATTGAAAAAACATAATTTTCTGATCCAAAAGATGACACCGAAGTAGCGACAATTCCTTTTTTCAGTGTCAATGCAACAGGTTTTTGTGGAGAAGAACTAGTTGAGGTATCGACAAAGAAAGAAATATTAGCTCTTGATGCTATTTTAGATCTGGGGATATATCCAATGCTTCTTGCAATTGATACCACATTTTCTCTAAGAGTGGCACTATCAATAAAAACCTCATTGCTAACCATGTTAGCATTATATGAGGAAATATATGTATTATATGCAAGTATATCTAAGATTACTGATAGATTCGATCCTTCAAAATCGTAATCAGTAAAATTTGAATTCGATCTAAGGTAATCCTTAATCGAAGTCTTAATTTGATCAAAATCTAGATTGGTAAAGTTAACTAGTGCCATTTATTATCGTGTTGGTTGTAATGCAAATGATAACTGTTGAGGAGATACATCAATACCAACTATGTAATATTTAATAGTTACATTAAATTCATAATTATCATAATTTGGAGCAACATTAACCTCTATTAAATTTACTCTGGGTTCATAATTTCGAATTGAAGATTCAATTTGATCTTTTACTATAGAAGCACTGATATCATCAATGTTTTCAAATAGAGACTGATTTACATTAGAACCTAAATTTGGTTCAAAAAATCTTTCTCCAGGTTGAGTTGCTATTAGATTACGAACAGATCGAGCAATAGCATTTTCATTTTTAATCGCAATTAAATCGTAGTTCAGGGGATTAACCTGAAAGGATAAACTAATATCTTTAAATGATTTGCTTATCCTTTCAGAAGGCATGAAAAAAGTAATAATTCTATCTTATTTATCACTGATTTTTGGTTTCATAAAGGGGTTCTGTGCCATATTCCCAGTCATCGTAGTCAGAATCATTGCGAATTTTTGAGTGAATTTCATTTTGGTGGTAAAAATCATGCTTTTTGGGTGTCAGATCATCACTTGCGATTTCACGAAGCATTTTTTGCTTAGTAATTTTAGTTTCCCACCCATATTCACTTGACAAATACTCTGTTCCCCACTCATTTTTCATGAAATTTTGGTCTTTATCGACTTTTTTGGTCATTTTTTTGCTCCTGATTTGTTAAAATCAGAACTTTTTACGGGGTTGCTATCCCGAATTGTTATTATGTCGATGTAAAGTATAATTTTTTTGAATTCTAATATCGGAATTCTTAAAGGTCCAACATTCCCCACTACTATCTAGAAAAACAACCCACTCAAGATCATGTTCTTGAGATCGATCAATTACAAAAAAAGCCCAACCTTTACCCTTTGGAGTAAAGACTGGGATTTGAGGGTTAAGTTGAATCACCTACCTTGACCGCGATACTTTTTCTTTCGTCCGTTACGAGAGGTTGCACTCAATAGTGTGCGAGGAGAACGCCCTTGACGGGTTTTCTTTGGTGCTCCTGGTTCAAAAATAGTCTTATTAGATCCACCCTTTGCCATTTAGATTTCCTCCATTTCAATTAAATTAGGATCAATATCTTCTCCAGAGAAATAATCCTCAGAGAGATCTTGTAGAATCTCACTACACTCTTCCATAGTGAGATTCATGTAAATTTTACGCCCTTTATATAAAAGATTGTAGTGTTTTTCCATTAGATTACGCGAGTTTTTTCATGACCTACTCTAATCCGAGGATCGCACCAGATTTCAAAGCCTTCTTCTTTTGCATCAAGACAGAAAGAAACATCCTCTCCACACATATCCTGAACTTTACCAGACTCAAAGACTTGCATCTTCGGAGCAAACCAAGGATACTCAAGATTCTCAAAGACACCCTTCTTAATCAGAACCCAACCAAATCCAGTGTAATCAACAGTAAATGGTTTCCGACGCTTTGAGATAGACTCAACGGTTTCATGATTCATTACTCCACCGTTCTTACGGAAATCATCCTCTTCCAACCAGTGTGCGACAGAGGTTGTGTGACCATCCTCAGTTGCATACCATCCTGCAACAATTTCCTTCTCTTCACCTTCCTCATTGAGAGCAAGATCACAGAGTTGCCAGAATTTGTTAGTGTCAAAAACAATATCACTATCAATCCAAAGTTGATAATCATATTGTAGTTTTCCATCCCAAGGAATTTGCTTCGGACCTCTGAGAACATTTGCACCGAGTACTTTACAGCGAGCAAAGTTTACCATCGATGAGTAATCCTGAGAAATCTGAATACTCATTCCATTCTGAACCATGTCAAAACAAAGTTGTACAAATGCTTTCAGAAAAATAAAAGAACATCCTCGACCAGGGAGACAAAAAACAATTGACTTCCCTTTCATTCTCTCTTTAATTGCATCAATATCCCATTCTTGTTCTTTGGGTTTTGGTGCATTTGCTTTAACTGTGAATCCTTTTGCCATAAGTAAAAATAACCTTCAGATCAATTTTATCAGTCTATATATGCTTTTGTCAATGCGAAGAATTCAATAATACTTCCTTATTCAAACAAAGTTCTTCATAACTTAAATCATCCTTTGTAAGGTCCAAATCAAGAAGATCAACCATTCTGTGCATCATTTCCCAGGTCTCAGAAAACTTATTCTCTGATAAACTGTGATAGACGCACCGACCCTTTGCGTATATGTGATAAACCTTTTCAGTCATAAAAATATTTCCGGAATTTTTTCAGTCTCTTTTTAGTTTGTAGCCGCATTATATATCAGAACTATCAAAAATCCAACGGGGAGGAATACAATTTTTCCCATTGTCTTTGGATATCTGATCATCCACCCCGCAAGAATAACTCTCCAGAAATTCCAGTATGGCGTAGATCTTCTCATTTTTTCTTTTTGCGTTTTCTCGAAGCATTCTTTTGGGCACAAGTTCTTCCCGCACCTTTTGCTTTGTTCTTATTAGGGCGACTTTTACCGTTCTTATGAATCCATCCAAACATTTGAAATACCTCCGGAAAATTTTTATGCGTTTGATACTTATAGGTCGATTTGTCACCTCTGTAGGTTAGGGTAGTTTGCTTTTTTTAATAAGGGGGGGGGGCGCAACGCCCGCTTATAATAATAACAAACAACATAAAATCGCTGCTAATTCACTATACTGTCAAATCACGAATGTCGATATAAAGAATTAACAACTCACAAAGTAATTATAATACCTAACTGTTTAACAAACAAAATACTTAAGAACGGGGAGAAAGAATAACTAACTCCCCGTCCCAGTTTACTATCAGAACTCGATGGTATCTGCAGTGGGTTCGTTCACACTCTCCCCTGCAATCTCTTCACTCACGATAACATCCAGAATGGACAGAATCTCATCACCAGTGTTACCTTGAGCAAGCAGAGAGAACATCATCGACTTAGACATAATCACCAAGAAAGAATAAAGAACTGTTGTGGTGTTAGTTTATAGTCATAACCCAGGACTGTTTGTGATACTAACTCAGCGAACTTGTGTCACAAAGTTAGTGCCACTGCTACGGTTAGTTCTACAACGATTCCCCTTGGTTTGTGTCATCACTAGGTGAGACTTACGGGGTTTCACTGTTGCTAACCGTGTCACCTTAACCTTACCTTGAACCTCAGCAATCACGAGATCCAGTGTAGACAACGAAGCAAACTCAGAGACGGTCATAATCACGAAGAAGTGTGTTGGTGAGTGATAACAATTCAGTTAAGAATCATACCCTCAGTGAACGGAACTGTTTGGACAGTATCATTCACAAACCACTCGAAGTCTTTCTGATAAACACGAGCACCATTTCCATGCTCTTGGAGAATAGCATTGAGACGCGACTTGGTGGTGTTTGTATAATACCCACAAGTGTAAAGTTCAATGAATGTATCACCAATAGTGGCAATGTGATTCCCGTGCAGATACACATAAGACGCATCTCTTTCGGGAGAATAAGTAACAGAAGTGTTGCTATTCTTCCAGTCGATGCACTTATTGATAGCGGTATTCATCTGCTTTTCGATGATACGCATTGCAGGAAAGTGTCGGTGGGTTTGTGTGGTTGATCTCTCTTCCACCCTTATAGAATACACGATTTTGGATCCTGTGCTCTTTTATTGTGCCACTTTAACTTGTGTCACATGGTATAAACAATCGGAGCAACTCACCATCTGTCAGGTACACTTAGGTCTTCAACATAAGCATCACACTTCTCTGCAGGTTCCAACTTGAATAACTTCTCCCAATCAATCTGATGTGGGTCGAAGTCACCGAACACTGATAGATCCAGAGTGATCCTATAACGCTGCTTCTGTGCTTGACTGTATGCTACTGACATAAGTGCGCTCCGTTGGTGTATGTGAAACACTATAAGATGCCTGTGAGAACTTGTCAAGTCCTGTGGGGTATTTATGAGCGAGTGGTGGATTTATGTGGGGGATGTGTGGGGATTTTGTGACGCTGGGGGTATTGACATTTGTGCGGAGTGCTGATATAATGCACGGTAAGATCACAAGGTCTGAGCACATTTATAAGCACATAAGTACAAGACCTCAGCACATTTATAAGCACATAAGTACAAGACCTCAGCACATTTATAAGCACATAAATGGGTCTTAATTGATACTAATTCTTATCATTATCACCTTTTAATAACAATAATTATCAGAGAATAAAAACACGCATATACATTTAAAAATACATTTTTAATTGATTTTATATCATTTTATCGTTATATTGTATTAAAAAGCATAAAAAAGAGAGGGATTTGTTCCCTCTCTGAGCATTATTCAATCACTGGTACTTTCACCTCTTGTTTGTACTTATCAGCATAGAATCCTGCTAACTCTACTGATGACATTGGCACTGGAGTTTGATTGTATTTGTATAAACGATGTCTGTCATAAGTGAACCATTCATACTCTTTTGTTTGTAGATTAGATGCAACGCAGTGTGAGATCATTACATCAAACTCCTAGAAGTTCTCGTTGTTCTGGTGTAAGACTTTCAATCAATTCTTTACGCTTTTGTGATTTGATTTCTTTCTGTTTCTGCTCTTCAAGTTTTTCATCTAAAATGTTATTCATTGTGTAAAACTCATAATCACCTTTATCCCAAGTAGATTCACCTTCGTTGGTGATGAAAACAGTTTTATTGCTCCATTCGTTACTATCGTACCAATCATCGCGCAGAGTGATTGTATAACCTTCATCTGTTTGAGTATAGGTTACATCAACAATAGAAAGTTTTTCTGCTTTACAGAGAAAGTCCAGCAGTTCAGTTGTAGTAATCATTTCAGTTACCTAAGATCAAAATTGTTAAACTGTTCACTCACATAATCCCACGAAAACATTGGTCCTTTGACAATAAGATAACTGATGCCCATACATGCTACATAAGCACCACCAAATACAAATGCAAGTAACATAAAAGGAAGTGCAAATAGATTCTTCAGCATCACATACCAAGGCAACAGATTGTTGTTTGGTGTTTGAGGAAACTTCCAGTTCATTGGTTTTCAGGATAAAGAATGTCTAGCATTTGTTGATAATACTCATCTGCTTCAACCTCACATTGATGAGATTCAGTTGCATCTTCAATCTCATATTGTTTTAGGTTGAGAGTGTGAATCACTGTAGAGAGAAGTTCAGTCAGAGCATCAACTTTGTCTGCATCAGTCATTGCATTAAGTGCGCAGGTGATCCACAAGAAAGATAAAACTCAATCATCCTTTGTGCTTCATCAAGTGTAGAGAATGATTGTATTCTCCACTCTTGTTGATATGGTGTGAAGTAGCGAATCGTGAACATCTCAGTGATGAAAGTAGAAACGAAGTACAACTGAAATGAATACAGTTTCAATCATTTACATCAACGAAAATGCTTCAGTTTGAGATACACTACCTTCTGGCAGTTTTGTAGTTTCAGCACAGAAAACTGCATCAGCAAAAGTATTAAACTTTCCGAAGTTTACTTGATTACCAACCCAGCAACCTTTGTATTCATAAACCATTGCTTGCACAATAAACTCATCACCTTTTGTTTGCTGATTCACAGAATGACGAATCTCAATGTTGTTTCCTTCCTGAGAATAAGTGTCGAAACTATTACTCTTAAAGCGACGATTCCAGGTAGGAAAACTTACAGAAACATCAATGTTCTCAGCAAAGAGATTTGCGAAGTGAGCAGTCATTGAGTGAAATCCCTTGAACTTCTATAGAATACACGATTTTGGACACTGGAGAGATTTATTGTGCCACCTCTACAAGTGTCCTATCAATATATTTTTGATTGAGAATACTCAGGTAATCAAAAGGCCAAAGAACAGGATTTTCCAGAAAAAACTCATCATCAGCATCAGTCAGTTGTGGATACTTTTCCCGACACATTTGCAGGATTTCTTCATCAGTGGGAAACTTGTTCATAATCAGCAGTTGCGAAGTTTCAATTCCTCAATGAGAAGATTCATATACTCTTCTGCTTCTGGTGTCTTTAACAGTGCTGTATCTGCAATCTCAAAGGATAAATCAGAATCAGCAAGTTCTTGCAGTTCTTCTACAGAATAGAAACCATAATCAGTCATTGAATTAACCTCCACCGTATTCATAAGCAACAACACCAGCAGGATGATTCACACCTTCGATGACTTTAATTGGTGCAGAATTAAACTCTTTTTGCATATCTTCATTCTTTACTTTTGCATAATCACTTTCACCAGATTCACCAAACTGCTCCATAAAGATCTGCTCACAATGAGGCAATGATTCAGCAGCGATTACACACATTCCAGGAGTGTAATCATACAGCACTTCGTTGAGAATGTAGAGGTTCATTGTTTTAGTTGCGGTCATAAACAAGATTCTCAAGTTCAGTAAGAAGTTCGGGCGTGAAGTTTTCTACAATGAGAACTGGTTCTTCATCCTCATTGCAATCATAATACAATTCACATTCATACTGATAAGCAAGGTCATCATCCAACAACATCAGATTCTCAAGTTGTTGTTCAATACTGCGAATCAGTTGTTCTTGTGTCATTTTGCGGGATAAAGACAGGAACTAAGATGACCGGGGCGAACAAGAACTTGCCCACCTTTTGCTGCACATTGTGCTTCAATCTTTGGATTGGTAAAAGCAAGAAGAATTGCAGCAAATGCAAGAAATACTACACCAATCCCAAGATAAACAAACACCTCAAACCAAGTTTCGTTGTTGTTCAAAACTCAACCTCCCAATCAGAATCGTTGTTGAGATTAACCCAGAAAAAGTTCTTTCCATTCAGTGAACGCAAAAATACACGATCACCTTTGTTTTGTTCAACAATACACTCTGATTCTGATTGCATCAAGTTACAAAATCTGTTCTTTGCTTTCTTAGATTTTGGAGAGACAAATGCAGTGTTCATTGTTCAAAAGTGCGATTCGGACCAATCAAGTTTGTCACTGTACTTTGCAATACCATCGTAACAACGACCTGCCATCAGATCGTCACCGTCAGCGACATAACCTTTGAGAAACTCAAAGCAATACTTGATACGCAGTTCAGGTGCAACTGCATCAAGTTGTTGTTGCTTACGCTGCTGATAGTTTGCATTGTAAGCAAACATTTCACGATCTTCGATGCTGATGGGATGAAACTTGCGATCCATTGGGTGAAATCCCTTGAACTTCTATAGAATACACCAATCTGGGCGCTGTGCTCATACCTTGTGACAGTTCCTCAACCGTCCGCATTTACTACATTTTCAATCATTTCATTCACATAATCTTCATCATAAAACTGTGAAATCTCTTCTACCAATTCATCTGGAGTAGAACAACTTTCACGCAGATTCATTTCAATTTGTTCTGATACAAATTGCACCAAACTGTCTAGATCCATTCCATCAACCAACTGCTCAACATAGTTGGCAAGCAGTTTATCGTACTGATCTTGAGTAAGTTCCATTTTGTTTGTGAAGTTAGGAAGGGAAATCATTTTTTGAGAAAGTTTTTGATGAAACTAAGAATTAGAATCACACCAAACACCTGCCAATAGGTGACAGTCAAACCAATCAGAAAATGGATAATTGCATATAGCACACCTGCGAAGATTGCAGTGGCAATGAGACTACCAATCAGTTCTCCAATCAATCCACTAATCTCAACTAAAATCTCTTTGATTTGTTGCTTTTCAGAAGAAATAGTCATAATCAGTTCTTGAAGTAAAAACCTGCAGTTTTGTTCATTGCAATCAATTTATCTTGAATCTCTTGCAACTCTGGTTCATAACAACCTTCATATAAATCATCACTATCAACTTCTGCAGTTTCCTCCAGATAGAGTGTTCCACCTTCAAGAAGTGGAGTGTAATACATTGCACCTTCTGCATCAATAGAATATGCACAACCGTGACCTTCGGGAATGTATAGAATCATTGTTCAGTGAGTGTTGAGAATGTGACGGTAATCAATAGACTTAATGCACCAACCAGTCCAAGATGTAATCTCTTCGACTAGATCTTCTTCATCATCTGCTTCTACAATCTGACCGATTGTTTCTTCAGTGATTGCGTTCATCTCTTCTGCAGAGATTTCATCTTCAGCACCAGTGAAATCAAACTCAATGTCAGTAACTTGGAATTGCATTACTTGCAATAGTTAGGGTCAATTTGACAGAAACGATCTGCTTGTTGTTCTTGATACTCATTCACAGTAGCGTGAGCAGCAAGACCAACACGAAGACCAAGCGCGAGAGTAGCAATCAAAAAAGCAATTCGCATCAGACTTCATCCCTCATTTGACCAACTTTGTCATAAAGTTGCTCAATATCCACATCCAGATGTTCACTCAATTCTATCCAATCGTGAAACTCAATCAATGCAAGAATTGCATCCAATTCTTCAAAAGTGAGAGTGGTTTTAGTCATCAAACTGCACCTTGCATAAAGTTGTACTCTTGAACCAGACCAATGTTGTCACCAGTGATGACATAATCCATTGCGATTCTCTCATCAATCTCGCGGATTGCATCTTTCTTGGTGATGCACTTCTGAGAGATTGTATCAATACCCTTCCAAGAAAGAATCTTGAGAGTGTGAGTAGAACAATCCTCAATGGGATAGAATCCCACGAGCATTGTGCCGTCTTTTGATTGAAGTGTGGGAAACTCGGTCATGGGTGAAATCCCTTGAACTTCTTAAGAATACACGATTTTGGGTCAGGAAACCAGAGCGTGTGCCAGAAATCGAACTGGCACACCTCTCTTAGTTTATATCAACGAGCGTACAAATATCCTCCCGACCAATCGCAATTCTCAAGCACATATTCACGATCAGTAATCAATCGCAAATCATAGCGAACACCTTTAGCAGGAGACTTCCAACTGGCAGACTTATAAACTTCTCCCGTTTGCTTATCAATGAAGCAATGAACACTGCGGGAACCGCCACCATTAACCAAAATCACTTTGTGATACTTTTTACCAGTTTCTACCTGATAATCAATGTCGCACTCTCCAGACTTGAGTTCATCAATCTTGCGCTGATGATACTCTTGGGTATCAGCATCATTCGCGAACTTTTGATGACCGCGAATAGAATACTCAACATAATTCTGTTTGAGTGCTTCAATCAGCATTTGAGTGTACTTAACAACATTCTCAGCAATTTGTTGCTTTGCTTGTTGTTGAGCAGGAAAATCAACGAAAGCAGTTGTCATTGGGTGAAATCCCTTGAACTTCTTAAGAATACATCATTTTGAGCACTGTGCTCATTTACTGTGCCACTTTCATAAGTGTCACCATTTGTTTTGTTGAATGAGGATCTTTTTGATTTCTTGATAAATGAACTGACGAAGTTTAGGTTCGGTAGTGTTATCAAAAGCATAATACAGTCGATTCAGATACTCATTCTGTGTTGCACCAATGTTACCATCACCACCGATGTCATTGAGTGATGAACCTGCAACAACTTTCGATTTTCCAAAGTTACCTGAGACACGCCCAGTTGTTCTCAGTTTAGGGCGAATCTTTGAGAGGTTAGAGTAAGTCATTCATCCTCTTCATAAGGGAACATTTCATCATACTCTTCATCTGTGAGAGTAAGATACTGAACATTAGCATTTTTGTGCTCTTCAGCATACACTAACTGATAATGTGCAAAAGAACTAGGATCGGAACTAGCAAACTCTACCAGACCATCAATCAAACAAAGGTAATTCATTTGAAACTCACATTTACACCAATTACTTTTGCTTTTGGATTTCGTGCAGTAGCAGTTTCTCTTGCATCTTTAGGAGAGTTAGCATACACCTCTTCCTTAAAGACTTTGCCACCAACATACAGATCAACAATGTACTTCATAGTGTTTGCCAGTGTTGTGCTTCTTTGATGTTAGAATTGAAAAACTTTTGAATGATAGAATCAATCACAGGATACCATTCTTCGTTTGCACTAGGATACCCACATTCTCGTGCTTGATTGAGAAACTTAAGGATGCAAGTTTCCTCATTAGGAGTAAAATTAACGCGATTGAAAGTGTAACCGTCAGTCATCAATCATCTCCAAAGTTGTTGACAAGAAAATCCTCAAGTTCGCAAAGTTCCACCTCATCTAAGGAGTCAATGTAG